CTTGGATTCCGACGCAGGCCGTCCACATCGACGGGGAACTTGTCCGCCAGCATTGGCCAGGCCGACGTGACGCCGGGCGACAGCCGCTCGATCTGCTCGAGCTCGGCCGGGATGCCGCCACGGTCCCAGGCCACCATCAGCAGCGTCAGGTAGTGGCCACGTTCCTCGGCCGTCCAACCGAACGTGCTCGTCAGGAAGTCCCTGACGTACAGCGGCATGTAAACGTCCACTCGCAGCTCGTCGCTCATCTTGGCCTCCTTTCCATTCCGCCCCGCCGCGTCGAAGCGGCATCGTGCCTATCACGAGGGCGGCGTCGATCAGTCGAGATACCGAAACGGATCGCACTTGGGCGACCGCGATAGCATCGCTCCAGGGGACTTGACCCAGCGGTCAATGCAGGCAAGCCCAATGCGACAGGCCTCGTTGAACGGCTCGAAGCCGGACGAGCCGACGAGCCGAAATCCCTCCATAGCATCCGCGAAGAGCTGGACGCAGTCCTTGTTGCGACCGTCCTTCACTCCGGCGTCATTGACGTAACGAGCGAAGAACTCATTGATCTGGTCGCCGTGCTTCCTGTATGCCAAGAAGTAGCAGCAGATCACGGTGCCATACGCCTTCGACTTACTCAGGTCGATGGCATCAAGGGCCAGGATTTCCCGGCGGAACTCCTCGACCGAAGCGTATACCGAGCACTGAAGCGACGAGCCAACCGCGTGCTGCCTGTCGGCACCAGAGGACGCGCCGCACATGTACCCATAGGCAGTCCGCACAGCGTTCGAGAACTTTGCGGTACGAACAAGCGTGCTGTTCGGGGTGATGTCAGCCTCCCGCATCGCGCCGAACAGCCGGTCGGTGGATGTCTCCCCCTCCTCACGGCTATTGAAGTGGCCGTACAGACGCTTGGCGTCATCCTCGCCCGCAACCACATACACGCGAACGTCGATCTGCTCAGGGGCAAGTTCGGGCCGGTCGCTCCACACCTTCGACCGCGTGTGACCCTCAAGTTTGCAGCGGCCGCCGTTCCACTCGGCCATATGGACGAGAAGATGAGCGGCCTCCAGTTTGTAGAGGTGCTTCGCGTGCATGGCACGCTTCTCGGTGTCACGCTGCCTCGGGTTGTCAGGCACTTCGGCCCACTCAGCCGGCGTCATCGTGGTCATATAAATCTCGTGCCCAATCGCAGATTGCATTTCCATGCTCGTCTCCTTTGCTTTCGCTTCCCTTTCACCATCCTCGGCCGCACGTCTACGCTGACGCCGCCGTTGATCGATACACCCGTTCCGGCCGTCCACTCGCTGACGGCCTGGTGCTCCCCGTCGTCTCCACTCTGCCGGCGCGTGCAAGCCCGTGCATCCGCCGCGCCACCTGTTGCTCGGTCAGCCCGCAGCGGCTCGCGATCTCGTCCTTGGTGCCTGGCCCGGCGGCGAGGGCCTCGAGGATTCGCCGCTCGTGGTCGCCCAGGAACTCGCGTGCCGCGTCGCCAGCGATCTGCGACGTGACCGGATCGGTGCGGCGGAAGAGCGGGAGGTCGCACTGCGGGTCGAGGTAGACGCTCATGCCACGGCCTCCGCGTCAAAGAGTCGCCGCTGCGCCCGCTCTTGGTTCTTGCGTTCCTGCTCCAGCCGCTTTGCATCGGCCCGCCTTGCGTCACGAAGGCGGATATAGGTGCCGTAGGCTTCAGACTTCGGTTGCGCCTGGCCGAGCCCCTTGCACCAGTAATCGTTCCGCAAGAGCACCTTGCACATGCGACGCCATGACGGTGCCCAGCATTTGGATTCAAGCTCTGGCGGCGCTTCCTCTGGAATCGACGTGTAGCCGCGCTGGTGCCAGCCCCAGATGAATTTCTTGAACCGGGCGACGTAGTGGGCGCGAGTTTTTTTGGGCATGGTCTGCAATAGCAGATTGCAAAACGACTTCCATGTATGCCCTTCGGGCTTCGTGATCTTGTGGTATCCGGTGATGTTGCCTTTCTCTTCGATGTAGAGCGATCCGCTGTTGGCACCGTTCACGCGAGCCACGAGCTTGAACCACGTCTGCGGCTCGAGGATGTGATAGAGCCAGAGCCCACGGCGCTGGTCGTCGCCAAACGGCTGGCATAGACGTTGCTGCGACAGCTTTACGCCGGCCTGGTTCATCCGGTCGTAGATGCCGTTGTGCGGCTTGTCCGGGTGGCGGGCGTGGTATCTCCAAATGTCCTCGGTCAGCCAGTCATAAATCGGGTAGACGTTGAACACCCGGTCCACGATGTTCGTCGTCCAGCGACGCCCTCCGAACGTCTTGCCGCGCTTCTCCCAGGTCGCAATCGCACAGTAACGGTGGAGGCTTTCCTGCGCCCGGATGCCGATGAACCCGGCCGTGAGCTCGCCCTGGCCGTACCACTCGCCAAACAAGACGATGAACTCCTCGAACTCCATGCCGGCCACGGCGAACGGGTAGTCGCGCTCGGTCTTGCACCCGAACGGCTTCTCGCGAATCCACGCCTCACGCTTCGTTTCGTCCCAGCACGTCCACCTGGGCTCATAGTTCGTGACCGCGTTCCGCAGCAGCATCGGCATACAGATCCAGTGCGGGTCGATGTTGTCCCGGTAGAGATCGAACATCTCTTCGATGTGGGAAATCGTGTCCGCGTACTGCGCCTCGAAGTCGATAAACATCACGGCGACCGTGCGGCCCCGCTTGATGGCTTCTTCCATCACGAGGTGCATCATCACGCTGGAATCCTTGCCGCCGCTGAAAGCGACGTAGATCCGAGGGAAGTTGTCAAACGTCTCGGAGATCCGCCGCCGTGCGGCTGTCAAAACATCAACGTCGCTGAAGCGCTTCACGCCCATTAGTAAATCTCCATCTCGCGGTCAGGGGCGGCCGTGTCCATATCCACCGACTTGCGGCCATTTGCCTTGAGCCACTTATTGAGAGCCGCCAGTGCGGCAGCGTTTGCGGCCTCTTGCTGCTCACTGGTCAGCAGATAGAACCCGCCGCGATAGACGGCTGGAATGCCCAAGGCGTAGCACGCCGCCGCCTGCCCTAGCCATGCGATGCGGTTCATCGCCGCGTTGGTTAGGTAGTGCTCGCAAGAGTTCTTCCACGTTGTGATTACGCCCTTCAAGGCTTTCTTGAACGCCGGAAGATCGGCCAGCAAATCACGCATGGCGGTCTCGCACTGGGCCTTGTTCATGCCTTCCTTTGTGGTCGCGTAGAAGCCGGCCGCGTGGCACTCCCACTTGTCGTAGGTGTGGAAGATGCGGCCATCGTCAGACGTGTTGACGGTGCGGAAGCCTGCCGTCTCGTCCTCGCCGTAGGTCTGCACTTCGTCGGTCAACTCGCGGAAGTCAGCCTCGGTAACAGAGCCCTCCACGTCCCACGACTTAGAAAACTCTTGGTCCGTGAACAGTTCCGCCAGGCCGCTGATCTGGCAGAGCCGCAGGATCTCGTCTTGATCCATGCCGAGCTCGCGGGCGATCTTTTCGTCGGACCAGTTGCGGCGCTTGAGCTCGATGACGATGTCGCTCATCGCGGACACCGCGTGCTTGCCACGAGCCCGGTTGTGGCGAATCGTGGAAGCGATGCGGTCGCCGCGATCTTCGCGATCAGCATTGATCGTGGTGAGCGGCAGATATCCACGAATACGCTGACGAACCTCCATGCACTCGCGGCCCACGCGGTTGCGATGGAAGCCGTCCACGACCTCGTGAACGTCGTCGCGCTTCCAAGAGACGATCGGCTGCGTGTAGCCGTCCTCGAGGATCGACAGCTTGAGCAGCTCCATCTCTGGCGGCGCGACGCTGTTGGGGTTGTAGTCGTTGGCCTGTATGGATTGCGTGTGAATCCACTCGATGAAATCCACGGGCTCGCGGGCAAACGGCCCGGCTTCGTGCATCAACTTGCGAGCCGCGTTGAGCGCCGCCACCTGCTCCGCTAGCGGCATAGACTTCAGCCGCTCGCACCACTGTTCAATGAGTTCGACCATCACGCTTCCTTTCGTGTATTTGCCCGGTTACGCCGGGCGGCGGTCGAGTCACCCGGTGGAGTCCGGGCCTCGGCTGCACTGATACGACGCCTCTTGAGTGCGATGGCGGCAGATGCGGCTGATGAGGCCGCTGCGGCAACTGCGTGCCGGCGAAGATCAAACCTCGTGTGTGGCGTGCTGCAGAAGCCGTTGATGCAACTGATCCAACAGCGTGGCGATACTTGCCGCCGCCGCCTCGAGCTCGTCGATCGCCGCCTTGACGGCGTCGTTGTGGGAATCACGCCACAGCGGCCCGCCCTCGTAGGGAATCGGGATGTTGCCCGCGCCTGTGTGGACCCACTGCTCGACACGGTCACGGCCCGGCTTCTCACGCAGCTCGCCGCTTTCGTGGACGGCGAACGGCTGAAACGGGTACAGCGGCATGGCGTAGCGGGCATAGAGATACACGCGGTGCAGCGTCTTCACGTCGTCACCTCGTGCTGGGCGGCCTCGTGGGCGAACTCCTGTCCACGGTCCTCAGGCACGGCCGACAGGATGTCGAGCTTGCCGTTGATGAGCAGGAACAACTCGTCGGCCTGCGCCGGCGTGTAGAAGCCGCTCTTGAGCCGCTGCTCGACGATGCCCTGCATTCGCTCGAGATGCCCGGCCGTGGCCGTCTGGACGTGGTGCCTGGCCTTCTGCATGTCCTCGGCGGTGGCGGTGGTCGCCTGGGCCGCCGTCTGGATCTCGGGCCGGTGCGTGGCAGGCGCGTCGAACTTGGGCCGCACGACGATGGGCTCCGATGCCGGCTGCGGCGTCGGGTAGTCCTGCGCCTCCTCTGCCGTCACGAGCCCCTTCAACACGTCAGGGAAGGCGTCACGAAGAGCGAAGCCACGGGCACGCAGCTGGAGCATCCGTTTCGGATATTGCGTCCACGGGCCGCTTTTTCCCCACAACCCAGCCCGTTTGGCGTCGGCCACAGAGAACTTCACCACCGTTGCGCTTTCGTAGCCACGGCGCTTCGCGGCACACGCTGCCGTCATTGCGTCGCCATCGCCGTCGAGGTCTTCCTTGACGAACTCGCAGACCGGCGAGCCAAGCACCAATGCCAGGGCAGCATCACCCCAGACGCTCGGACGCCCGTTGATTACGGCGATCGACTGGAGCGACTGCATGGGCGACAGGCCGACTTCTGCGCCGTGCTGGATCGCCAGCAGGCAACTCTCAGGCTTGCCCTTGAAATCCTTCGGCGCGAACTCCGACGCCGAAACCATCTTCGAGAACCGGAAAGCGTCATCGAACGAGGCGAGGGCCAACCCCCTCGCGGGCGTCGTGTTTGTGCTGATCTCCGTGGTCATGTCGCGTCCCTTTCGTTGCGAATGAAATCCCGCCTGGCGTCCTGCTCGGCGGGTGGTGTCCCTTCCTTGGCCTGCGGCTCCATGCCGCTTCCTTCCGCACCGTCGTCTCCGACGCCGGGCGGTCCTGTGCTCACGCCATGCGTGATCTAAACAACGGCAACTCCGGCTCTTCTCGCCTGGTCGTGATCGGAAACGACACCGGCGCGTAGTCAGCGGCCTTTGGGTACGGCATCGCTCGCGGCAGCAGCCTGCGGCGCGCCCAAGGTGTCAGTGGAAACGCATAGCGAAACTGGCGGAACTCGTGCTTCGTGGCACGATCGCGGCCAGCGGCAAGCCTTGCCGCCTTTGGTCCGCTTCCCCATCCGCGATTGTCTTTGGCGGCTCGCCCGAGCAGCGATTTGTGAAACCACTCGCCGTCGAGGTAGTAGAAGGCGGTGACGTGGCTGCCCAGGTAGATGAAGTTTGCTGCCTGATACACCGCGCCGAGCTTGCCACAACGCTGGTCTGCAAAGCTCTGCACAACCTGCACAGAAGGTCGCTGGCTGCGAATGACTCGCATCGCCTGCGATATGGCCCACGAAACCACGTTCTTTTCATGACCATCGACAAACGCCATGCGATTTAGCTCAACAAGCCCGTCTGGCTTCAGCCCATCAATGACCTTTGCGGTGGCTCGCGGGTTCATTGCCGGGCCAAACTGCATGACACCCCACACGAACGCTAGCGAATCGACTAGAGCCAAGTGCGTGTGCGAAGCCCACACGGCGCTGCCGCTGTAGTGGCGCTCGGCAATCCAGCGATCTGCAAAACGCTTTGTCACTGGTGACAAGGCGTAATGCCGATTTCCGATTGGTGTGTATGCGTTGGTCATTGGTTCGCTCGTGTCCATGCGACCCAGGTTTTGCTCGCTCAGAACGGCAGCTTCTGATCCTCGCTGACGTGGTGGTGGACGTTGCCCAGATCGGGCACATGCCGACGAACGTGGTACTGCGTCTCGGTCAGCACTTCGACGACGACTCCACGCAGGATCTGCCCGCGCTCGTCACGCCACTGGATGCGGTCGCCGACGGCGTAGCTCGAGACGAGGTGGCCGTCGCGGATGATGCCGGTGCCGCCGTAGGTTTCGGCCATGCCGGCCACGGCACCGAGGTATTCAGCGTCGCCGGGGTTCTTGATCGCGTTCATGCGATGAGTCCTTTCGTGATGGGTTGCGGGAATGTACGCCCGTCCAGTAAGGCGTCAAGGGGTCAAGTCAACAAAATGAGGGGAGTCGAACTTCTGTACACCTGTCGGGCGTATAGGCTGGTTGGTGCATATGTATACGCGGGTCATTGCATATCGTCAACGCACGATGCCAAGGGCTGCATCAGCGAGCTCCAGCGTCGCCCGCCCGAATTGCCGCAGGCGACCAGGCGGCGCGATGTGCGACGCCTGGTGCTGGGCGATTTGCTGCCCGAGGGCCGCCCGGTGGGCCACGTCGATGGCTGCCAGGTGGCATCGCACCTCGATCGCCAACCCGGCACCTATGGTCATGGTCACGATCGCTAGGGCGGCGCGGACGATGTCGCGGATCATGCCGTCACCTGCGATTCCGCCGCCTTGATCTGGGCAAGCATCTGCCGGGCCTCGTCCTTCGTGTCGTAGCTGCCCACGCTCCAGGCGTCGGCACCACGCTGAGCGAGGATCTCGAACCAGTAGCAGACGCCACGGCTGCGGGGGTCGCTGATTTTCTTGATGCGGTAGGTGGTCATGGGGTGCCCTTTGCGGTGTTGCCCGCCGGCCCTGTGCCGGCGGGCGGGGTGGTTGGTCAGAGCGCCGTGATGAACGCCGGGCTCACGCCGCTGATGTTCATGGTGAAGCAGCCGTGCAGCATCGCCGAGTAGCCGCCGACGCCCGAGCCGTCCGTACCCCACATGCTGCCGCCGCGAGCCTTGACCATCGACAGGATGCCGTAGTACTCGCCGTCGAGCTGCACAAACTCCTCGCGGCTGTTCGGCGTGAAGTGCTTCACGATCGTCACGACGTTGGTCGATACGTTGGCGTGAACCAGCCAGCCAGCCTCACGAGCGGCGGCGAGGAATTTGGCGGCGGCGGTCTTGGTTGCGGTCTTCATCGTTTCGTCTCCCGGTTCGCGTCCGCGAGTCTCATTCGCTCGCATGCCCCAATCATATCGGCAGATCGTTGCATATGCAATAGGGGGAAATGCCGGGGAAAACCTACTTTTCCAAGAATTTTTCAGCCGCCCTTGGCCTTCCGCGCTGGCCGGGCTGACTTTTCCGCCCTCTTGGCTGGCTTCCTGGGCTTGGCCGCGGCGGCCTCGTCCTGCCCGCTACGGTCGCGCCCACGCGGAAACCCGACGTGCGGCGGCCGAGCTGCCTCCTCGGCGACGAACTTTTCAACGCTCTTCCGCTGGATCATCCAGCCGTGGCCTGGGATCAGCGTCCCTGCCAGCCGCTTGCCCTCGGGGCGCGGCTTGTCCTCGTCATAGACGAGCCTGGTGACGGTGCTGGGGGCTCGAGCCCCGATTTCGGCCATCACCTGCCGAACGGTCATGTAGCCCGCGAACGGGTTAGCCATTGCGATCATGCCCCTATCGTATCGCCGAGTCTTTGCAAATCAAACTGTCCACCGTCCCAAACCACCCAAATCTCCACGCCGCCGCAGACCGGATTCCCGGTGTCAGCGGCCGGCGTAGGGTTCAATGTTCGAGTGGAGGCGAGTCCCCTCGAATAAGTGTATACCGATGTACAGTAGGACCACGAAGGGAGGCACCGATGACGCTGGCAGAACTGTTCGAGCGATACGCAGACCTGCGGAACCTGGACGCTAAGACAACCGCCCTATACGGCATGCTCCTAGATCGCCTGCGTGCGTTCCTGGGGCACGAGCCGACGGTAGCCGACCTGGATGACCTTACGATCAGTCGCTACCTCAGGGCTCGTGCTACGCAGTCCTGCCGGGGCAAGGTCGTCAGGCCGGCTACGGTGCAGAAGGACAAGGTGATGATTCAGGCCGTCTGGAACCTGGCGGCGCGGAAACGGTGGGCGGCCGAGTTCCCAGAACTGCCTCGCATCAAGGTCGCCAAAAGCATCCCGACGGGCCGGGCGTACACGTCCGACGACGTGGCAAGGTTGATTCGCCGCGCCCACATGCGATGCGGTCGCACGGGCGGCAAGCCTTCAGGCTGGTGGTGGGCCACGCTGATCTACATGGCGTACTGCACCGGGGAGCGGGCCACGGCCCTCCTGTCGCTCCGGTGGGGCGAGCTCGACCTCGAGCGTCGCCGGGTGCGATTCCTGGGCGCGACCCGCAAGAACAGCACGCACGACATCGAGCGTGACTACACGCCAGACCTGGCGGCGATGCTGGCCGCCCAGCGAGGACGACCGGAGGATCTCGTCTGGCCGTGGGATCGCCACAAGTCGAGCATCTGGACAAGCCTCAAAGTGCTGTGCCGCCTGGCCGGCGTGCAGTATCGGGGCTTCCACGGGCTGCGTCGTACGCGAGCGTCATACGCCGCCCTGGCTGGCGGAACCGCTGCGGCCACGCAGGTGCTCGATCACAGCGACCCCAAGCTCCAGGAGCGGTACGTCGATCCCACGATCTGCCCGACGCAGCAGGCCAGCGTGGACGTGATGCCGCCACTCAACCTGTCCGAACCCCCGACAAATCCTCGGCAGTAGCCCACAAGTACCGAGCGAACGTCAGAAGATCGGCCGGCGGCGTGAGCCTGGCACGGCGGGAGACGCCAGCAGGGGAAAGGGAGAAACCCTGCCGCATCTCAACCGCCGGCCCGGCTCACATTCTCTGCGCACGCAGACGCCACCTTGAGCCGTCGCACCTCGCCCAGCAGCCGCATGACGTGGGCCGCGAGCGTGCCGCTCGTGCCCGTGTAGGCACCCTGGAACCGCCTGGCGTCCTGCTCGCACTCCACGAGGTAAGCGTCGGGCAGCGGCTCGCGCTGGGTCAGAATGTAGGCGTCGCCCGAGCGGCTCACTTGCCTTGCTCCTCCCGGTGCAGCAGCAGGGCCAGCAGCGAGTAGCTGGCCAGGTCGAACAGGTTGTCCTCGAGGCTCTCGTTCTCCAGCCGGCCCGTGGCGTTGTAGGACGCCAGCCGCGTGACCTTGTCCGAGAGTCTCACCATCGCGCCCTTCCACGACGGGATGCCGACGAACTTCGCCCCGTTGCGAATGTTGGCCAGCGGGTCTTCGCCACTCGGGCAGCCGTAGTCTCGGCTCTTGCGCCGGTGCATTTCCTTGAGTGAATCGCACAGGTCGAAGAACGCCTGGCTCGTCGGATGCACGTCGCTCCCGAGCAGCGAGTCGCCCCGCATCCGCTGCCCTTCGCAGCACGACGTGGCCCGGCTCAACAGGTCGGCAGCACACTGCTCGGCTGGCTTGCACCCCGCGAGGACCGGCGGCTTGTAGCCGGCGAGCTTCGGGTCGTCGGCCGGCGTCGCGTCGAGCCGGGTCTGCACTGCGGATCGCAGCACGTCGTTCGCCTGTTGCAGCGTGCTCGTGGTCATGTGGTGTCCCTTTCGTGGTTCGCGAATTGCGAAAGCCGCAGCATGAGCCCGGCGTCAAGCCGAGCGGACGGTGCCATCGCTCATCACGCGGTAGTTGTGAACATCGAACGCCCCACGCTCGTGAACCGTCGCTACAGCAAATCCCCAGTTCCAGCGGTTGATCCTGGCGTATTCTGGCCGCAGATCGCAGAGGCATCCGGTTGACCAGCAGCCAGTCTCGCGGTGCCACATATCGGATTCAGCGTGGTTGCTAGTCCGGTGCGAATGTCCTACCAGCACTGTCGAGAGCGTTCGCAGGAACGCACCTCGAGCGACGTTGACCGGGGCTGCCATGCCTTTCGGCAATTCGTGCCCATGCAGCACCGGCAGCTTCCCAAGCATCACGGGCCGCATGTCCTCAACGAGCGTGATGTTGTGCTTGTCGAGGTCGAGCCACGCACCGAGCGACATGCGCGGGTCGTCGCTGATTTCGGGGCCGTGCTGCCACAGCCAATGCGTCCACCGCTCCTCGTGGTTCCCGGCTTTGTAAACGATCGGGATGCCAGGAAACGTCTGCCGCACCCACGCTAAGAACTCCCGCACGGCAACGAGCTCGCCCTTGAAGTCACGCTGCGTCGGGTCTTTCATGTACCGGCTGATGGCATAGAAGTCGGCGATATCACCATTGAGCAGAATCGCAGCGAGATCCTGCCCCTTGAGGAACTCAATCGCCGCAGCGACGGCAACCTCGGAGTGATACGGCACATGCACGTCGGACAAGATGCCGACCGGGCCGGCGACCTTCATGATGTGCGGCGTCCACGGTTCCGCGTGACTGGGCGGCATCGCATAATTCTCTCCCGCTTTTCTGTGTGGCCGCGGCGACGATGGTTTCATACGCTTGCGATCCTTGGTGCCATTGACGCCAAACTGCCGTTGGATTCTCTTTCGAGCCTGGTCCAGCGTGATGGCCCCGTTTGAGTCTTTGACGAGCCGACGGGCGAGCGTGCGCGCCGGCGCGTCTGGGTGCGACTTGGCGAGCCGGCGGGCCATCTCCGTAATGGGATCAGCCATCGGTCGGCTCCTTGGGCGTGATGTCGAAGAGCAGCCGCAGCACGCGACGCTGCACCCTGGCCGCCTCGGTCACGGCCTCCTCGCTGATGTTCGGGCCGAGGCTCGCGTGCAGGATCTCGTGCAGCAGCGTCTCGACCATCGTCCACCCGCGCAGCTGCTCGTCGATAAGGATGCGGGGCCGCGCGGCGTTGTCGAAATACGTCCACCCGGCGGCGTCGCCCTTCAGTGGCGTGAACCGCAGGAGCCACCGCTTGCCGTCGATCGTGATGTGATGGTCGCTCGGCATCACCGTGTCGCTGCGAGGTAGAGGCCGACGTTGGCGAACGCATAGCCGACATAGGCGATTGCCAGCCCGGTGCGCCCGTGCCACGCCAGGTCAGCGGCGACGTAGGCGTAGATGCCGCCCGTCAGGATGATGAGCCAGCCGGCCATGCGAGAGCCCTTTCGCTCGTCATGGTGGCCGGCGTGTCAAGTCGTACGGCCCCGGCGGCACGCCAGCCGCACGAGTTGTGTCGCCCCGAAATCCGTCCACGGCAGAATGGTCTGCCCTGCTGCTCGCCGCTTCGCGTGCTCCTCGCGCATGACGTGCAGGATTTCGGCCATGCCAGCATCGCTTTCGCACCAGTCGGGGCCGAGCGCGTCCATGCGGGCGGACATGCGATTGCAGGAGCACGTCGGAGTCGCCTCGATGCCGAGCCAGTCTTTCAGCAACGTTTTTAGTTCGGTGCCGGGGCCGCGTGTCTTTCTTGCTCGCGGATAAGCCGCGTGCGTCTCGTCTACGGTCACAGCATCGCCATCCTTCGCAACGATGCACGGACGTACATCGTCGAGCGTATAGCCACGCTCTCGGCACCGGGCCTCAAGGTGTTTTATGTTGCAGCGGATCACGGGCAGGGATTTTCTTCGCCAAAGCACGGAGAGTCACAGCTTAACTGCGGCCGAAAATCGCCGCCGCACTCTTCCTGGGTAACATTGTCCGTACACACAGCACCGTCGTTGGTGCATCCATAAAACGTTATCCCCGGAAGCGACAGGCCATTTCCCCTTCCCGATAGCCCATCAATGTCGCTGAAGTCTTCTGGGTCCCATTCGTAAATAGGCGTCTCGCAAGGGCTTCCGCAGCATTCCCAACTAACTGTTGCCGGTATTACTGCCCAGCGTGGAGTAGCGAAAATAACCAGCGTTTCACCGACCTGAACATTTGCGTAGCCGTTGTTTTCCAGTGCAGCCTTGAGTCCGGCAATCCAAGCATCAATCGTCCCCTTGAAGGCATTTGCCTGACCCTGTTCAAAAAAATTCCAGAAGTATTGGATTGGTGGGGTAGTGAACGTCCAAAAGAACAAACCACCGGCGACTGCTCCTGGGCATTCGCAGCAAGAGCCAAGCGGAGACTGACCGCAGCAGCACGCCTCGCTGGTAGCGAGGTTGTCGCCGACTCGCACGAGCAGGCCGTCGCGGATATAGAGCGTCGTCATTCAGGCTCTGGGCACTCGGTCGTGCCGATGATCGTGGACGTGCTCATGTTTTCTGAGGCGGCAAGGACATACACGTCTAGGGTAGTCTTAACCAAATCGCCATCCACAAATTCCACATCGGTGACAGTGGACTGCTGAGTTGTGCTAACAATCGTTGACGTGCTCGGTCCCGAGATGCCAGAAAACATATAGACATCCTCAGTAGTCTTAACCAAATCGCCATCCACAAATTCTACGTCGGTGACAATGGTTCGCGCCGCAAGCCGAAACCATCGAGCACAACCCTGTTCATTAACCAGCACCTGAGCGCCATCGCCCTGGCCCTCTAAAATCGCATCGACGCTAGAGCTGAGGTCCGCCGCGTCATCAAGTTCGGTTGCTGCTGCCTGGGACGTGCAGCCACGACCGGCTTCAATGAGCACCCCGCCGCTACATACGACGCGAACCTCTTCGTCAGGCTTTACATGCACTGGGCGGCAAAGGTTTCTTGCGGTAAACGTGCTGGGAGGGTCGAACGGATTGCCGTCTACATCCAGCCGCTCTATTGTGGCCTCTTCCCCGATCAGCCAGTCAGAGAATATGCGACCGATGCGAATCTCGCGATCCGTCTCCAGAAGAATCCACTTTCCGCCGACCAGCCCGCTGGCCACTTTGACCGTATCTGCAGCAGGGACGCGAACAGTAGAAAAGAAGTTAACGGCCGTGAACATTACCGGCGGGTCGAACGGATCTCCGTCCGGTTTGAGCTTCTCAACCGTAGCCGTTTCGCCGCTAGTCCAGTCCGATGAAATGCGGCCGAGCCTGATCTGCTTCTTGCCAGCCTCAAGCACTGGGCCAAACGTCAGCGGCCTCGTGCTTCGCGGCTCCTGCTCCACGGCCCGCACGACGCGAGCGACGCGAGCTGCCGAGCCGAGGTCGAACTGCGTGAGGTCAGCCATGGTTCACCCCGTGGGCAGCGGAGTGGTCGGAGGATTGCCGAACAGCGTCGTGAAGTTCACCACCGGGTTGACTCGACGCACAAGGATGGCCGGAGCCCCGAGCGTCATCCCGCCGTTGCCGTCAAGCCCGACGGGGCCAGGACTCGCCACCCATTCTGCGTTCTCGAAATCGAACACCATCGCGCGTCGCTTCTGATTGCTCAGGATGAAGTTGAACCCCACGTCGGGCAGCTGCAGGCTGTGTCCGCTCTGGCGATAGTGCAACTCGGCCGTCGCCTTCCAGTAGGCGACCGTTCCGCCGTTGAACTCCTCTTGCGTCTGCTGCACGCTAATTTTGTCTAGCTTGACCGAGTGTGCCGGGCAGCCGAAGTACGTTGCGTCATTCACGCACTGGCTCGCGGCGAACCAGTTCGTAGGAAACGTTGCGAAGTTGTACGTCACGCGAGCGACTGATAACGCCTCCTGCGTCACCAGTCCAGGGAAGTAGTCGTAGGCACTGTTCGTCAGCGGATACTTCGTGCTGTTGTCGTTTCCGGCGTAGTAGAAAAGCGCCGGCACCTCGCCCGGCGCGCCATCGAACTCCCACACGCCAGGTCGATCCGTTGGTGCTTGCAGTTCGTAGGCCAGGATAACGCCGTATTCGTAGAGAATATGAACGTGGTACGGCGAACCTTCAAAACCTTCCGTGATCGTGATCTTGCGACACTTGTTGAAGGTATAGAAGGGGTGGGCGGTCCCAATGTTGACGCCCGTAGCCGCGACCAGTTGATTGTCATCTATCGGCGATGATGTTAGCGCGTCATCACTGAGGACACACACGAGCTCGCGCGTAAGCGTCCTAGACTTGCCGATCTCGAACACGCCTTTGCGTGCAAGCTCCTTCACGCTGACAACGCTAGCCATGAGTCACTCAAGGATCAGGGGAAGATCACGGCCGGGATGCCGATGCGGTTGAGGTTCTGCGTCAAGCCGGTGGCAATCGTCTGCAGAATCTTGTTCGCCTGCCGTGCCGCAATTAGCCGAGGATCTTGAGCGTTGGCCGCGAGGCCCAGCACCAGGGCGGCACCCTCCTGCGTTCGCACGTCGGCGGTGTTGACCGTGCGCGAGCCGACGGTGTTGAGTTCGCCGAGACGCTTTTGCTGACGGTCGAACTCGGCGGCTTGGGCCTTTTGGGCCTCTTGCATGATGCGCTGTTGCTCTTGGGCAATGGCCTGTTGTTGCTGTTGCTGCGCCTTGGCGGCTTCTTCCTGTTCCTTCAAGTACGCTTGCTGAAAGGCTTCGCGTTGCTTTGCCACGCCGCTAGCAATGTCCTCTTCCTTGGCCTTGACTTGATCGAGTTGCTGCAGGCGAAGAGTCGCCGCTTTCTGGGCCTCGGCGTCGCCGGCAGCACGGGCCTTCGCCTGGGCTTCTTCCGCGCGAGCGATCTCGGCGTTAATCGCCACGAGGTTCTGAGCCGCCGCGATCCGCTCTTGATCGCCGCCGACCATCTGCTGCTGAATTAGGCCGTTGACGAGTTCTTCTTGCTGGAGGCGCAGTTTCGTCGCCTCCTCGTCGGCCTTTTTTCTTTCGTCCAAAACCCTCTTTTCGTTGGCCATTCGTTGGTCGAACAGTTGCTGCTGCCGCGCTACCTCGGCGTCGTATGCGTCCTTGTTGAGAATGCCAACCTCAGCCTGCCGCTGCGCCTCGGCAATCCCTTCTTGGAGTTGCAAGGCGGCGTCAAACCCTGCCTGCCCGAACTCCTTAGACTTCTCGATCGCAGTCGATACGGCCTTATCGGCACCCTCGAAAGCCTGCTGGAAGCCTTGCCCGAAGCCCTGCTCGAGCGCCTGCTGCTGCTCCTCGAGCTTGGACTGCAGCGTGTCGAGTTCGGCGATCCTCGCCTGCGCGTCCTCGGCACCAGAGGCTGCCACCCGCTGGCGCTCGCGCTCCACGGCAGCAAGGTCTTCCGACAACTTGCTTGCCGCGTCGCTCGTCTTGAGCAGGCTCTCGACGCGCTTGCCGTCAGCCTCGGCCTGCTTCTCGGCCGCATCGGTCGCTTCCTGCCGCAGTTGCTTTTCCTTGGCAAGTTCGGCGTTCAGGTTCTTCATAAACCCGTTCATGATCTGAATCTGGCTCGCCGTGAGTTCTCCTTCGGCGGCCATCTTCGAGAACGTCTCTAGCGTTCCCCGCGACTCTTGCAAGAACGTAGACGTGCCGTCAGTCGCAGTCTTCAGGAACTGGCCGAGGTCTTCGGTCGCCGCTGCCAGATCCGCCTGCACCTTCACCTCTGGTAGCCGGGCGTTTTCAATGCCGGCCCGCAGCCCGCGAATAAACTTCTGAGCCTCGCCCTCGCCGGCCGCCTCGGCATTGCCGCCGCCGGAAAAGATGCTGTTGAACGTAGTAGCAGCGTTAGCCGCCGCCGCTTCCATCTCCGCGGCGTTTTTCTTTGCGGACTCTTCGGACGCGGCGGCAAGGCCCGCTCCGAACTCTTGCAAATCGTCGCTCACCCAACTGCCAATGCCTTCGAGCAGCCTTCCGAAGCCGATCAGCAGGGCGTCAATGCCAATCTGAATCGTGTTGAATACCGTACGGAATCCTTCCATTCCGCTGACAAGCAACTGGCCACCGATGCGGAACACCTCGCCAACGTCCGCGAGCGACGTGGAAAGGTCGCCGAAACTCCCCATAAAGCTGTCGAACACGCTCGCGAAATACTCGGCACCCTCCAACAGCACGTCGGTGATCGCGTTGGCGATGCCCGTGCCGCCCTGGCCCTGCGAGCCCTGCCACTCTTCTACGAACTGCAAGAACTCTTCGGTGACTGCCGTGACCGCCGGAGCCAGGTTGCCAATCACCTGCCCGACGATGCCCTCGACGGTGGCGCTTACAAGGTCAAAGGCATCGTTCATGTCGCCGACGTTGTTCACCTGTGTCTCGCTGACGATGATGCCAAGCCGCTCGGCGCGTGCCTGCAACTCCTCGATGCTCGCGGCACCCTCGCGAAACAGCGGGGCGAGCGCAGCACCCTGCTTGCCGAATAGTTGCACAGCGGCAGCCGCTCGATCCGCAGCGGTCGGCAACTGCGAAATCGCTTCGCCGATGGCCGAGAACTGCTGCTCCGGTGCCAGCGCCTTGAGTTCAGCGACGGTCAGTCCGATGCCACGGAGCGACTTGTCGAAGGCGTCTCCTGCATCCGCCTTGCCGATGTTGACCGAGAGCCTTTGGATCGCAACGCCGAATGCCTCTGCGTCTACGCCGGCGAGCTTCGCCGCCAGCGAGTAGCCCTGAAGTGCTTCAACACCGATTCCGGTGCGGGCCGAAAAGTCGTTCAGTCGGTCGATGTTGGCGCTGACGGTGGCAGCGAGCGACGTGACCTGGCTGGATACGCGAGTGAACGCGCTGCTGAGAGCCTGAAACCCGTCGATGAGCAGCCTGCCAACTTCGATCTTCGTGAGCAGGCTCACGTTCCGGGTAAGTTTGTCGATGTCGCCGCCGGCCTTATCGGCCGCAGCCCCGGCCCGGTCGAGGTCGGTCTTTGCCCTGGCGGCAGCACGATTGAACTGCTCCTGGCTTAAGCGTCCCTCGTCGAGGTGCCCCTGGAGTTCTTGAATCTGCTGGTCGTACCGCTCCTGTGGCGTAATGTTCGCCTGGATAATGCGAGCAGCAGCCGCCGCCGCGTCAGCACGAAGTTTCTCCGTCCTGGCCGCCTCGGCGTTCGCACCGCTCGCTTCGGCCTTCGCTCTAGCGGCGATCTCTTCGGTGATCGCTCCGTCTCTCAGCAAGTCGTCGATTCGCTGAAGCTCGGCCGCCCGCTTTTCTTCGGTGGTCAAAAACTGGGCCGTCAGCCTCTGCCCTTCTGCGATCGTGGCCGCCCTGTCGGATTCGGCCTTCGCCGCAGCGGCAGTCGCACCGCTCACGTCGTCGATGGCGCGACGATACGTCTCTTCGCTAATCAAGCCGGCGGCGCGCTTTTCATTCAGGTCCGCTTCAATGGCCGCTCGCTTCTCGGCATCGGTGCGATACTTCGCTGTAATCGCCTCGGCCTGTGCGGCCGTAGCCGCCGCTTGCTTTTCAGCGGCAGCGGCCTGGTCGGCCGCTTCTTTCGCAGCAGCCGCGGCGCGAGCGGTTTCCCCTGTCAGATCGGCTCTGGCGCGGGCGGCTGTCTCCGCACTGATTGCGCCTTGGGTTTCGAGTTTTGCAATCCTATCAATCTCGACGGCAAGTTTTTCTTCCTCAGTGCGGTACTGCGCCGTTACGCGGGCACCCTCCTGAAACGCCTTCGCCGTCTCGTTCGCGGCTGCAGATAGAGCCTTGAACTCTTCGGTGAACGTCTTGGCGTCAATCTGCCCGGTACGGAGGGCCGACTGTAAGAACCCGAGGTCGGTTGCGAACTGCTTCTGGGCATTTGTTGCTCCAGCGGTAGCATCGCCGAACGTCTTGAATACCTCCGAGACCTTCGCCGCTTCGGAATCCAACTGCTGCAGCGCCCGCTCCACGGGCGAAAGGCTCTGCCGAACGCCCGTAGCGTCCGCAGAAATCTTCATCGCCAGTGAGAGCACGTTCGCCATCAGTCGAATCCAAGCTGTTTCTTCAAGTCCAAAATCACGTCGCGGGCCTGCACCTCGTGCTGCGGCGGCTCTTCGATCGGATTGAAGTCGCTCGCCCGCGGTGCCTTGCCCTTCTCGCTGTACGGAGCCAGGATCGCCGAGACGGTCAGGCCCGTCTCGGCCCAACTGTCAGGGATCGCCTGGTAGTACCGCGTAAAAGCCATCCACTCGCCGAGCTCACGCGACGACATGCGCCGCTCGATCTCGCCGACCGTCATTTTCAAGTGCCCCGCCAAACGAAACAGGAAGCGTCTCGTCGGGCGGATGTTCAGTTTTTTGCCAGTTCCTCCACGTCGCTTTCGCTCATCGCGTTGTGCTTCATCGCCTTGTCGAAGAGCTTCGACACGACCTTCGCTGACTTGCCCGCCAGCTCCTCGACCTTCTCGTCGCTGAACAGCCGCTCGCCGGTCTCGGGGTGGCAGAGGCAGCGGGCGAGGAACTTGGTACGGAAGTTGTCGATGCCCGTCTCACGCTTGCCGATCCACTCCCGCTCGTAGGCGTCACGCTCGCCGACCGTCATCACGCGGATGCCGAGCGTCATGTTGCCCCACTCCTTGACCGTGACCTTGAGGATGCCGAGGTCTTCGGCCGCCATGATCTGTGCCGCGAGTTCTTCAACCGTCAGTGCCATGCGCTTTACTCCTGGACGATGCGAAACACGCCTTTGAGGCGATACACGTCGTTCACCTTCGCACTGATGTCAAGCGTCTGGCAGATGGCCTTGGTCGTGACAGTGAGGCCGTCGCCGGCGAAGGAGAGCAAGCCCTTGGTGCCGTACTGGCTTAGGCTCATGGTCGAGGTCGAAGCGGCCGTCGAAAGGCTCGACAGTTCGACCGTGCCGGCGTCAACAGCAAAGAGACTGTTCCGGCCGATAGGCAGCGAGCCGCCCGCATTGATGCGGTACTCCGTCACCTCGCCGATGGCGGTGCCGCGCCAGCTAACAGTGACCCCGGTGCAGTAGCCAGCCATGACGGGCCTCCGTCAAGGCGACTACACGCGGGCGATGCGGATCGTCGCCTGCCCCCGGATCGCGTCGTTCACAGCCAGCGTCAGCGTGCTGGAGTTGACCGTGTAAGCCACGGCGCTCAGAAGCGCGGTGCCGCCCGTGCTGATCGAGCAAGTCCCCGTCGATGCGTCGGCGATGATCGAACGCCCGAGGTAATTGAACTGCACCGTGCGGCCCGTGTCGGTCGTGCTGCCCTTGAGGGGGCGGTCGATGGTCGCCAGTTGCGCACCCGTGGTCAGGCCCAAGTGCGACACGTCGATCTTTTCCTGATCGGCAGTCGGGTCGTTGTAGGTGATGACAACGTTCGTGATGGTGTAGTTCGTGTTGCCCAGCACGAGCGACGTTCCGACACCATCATGGGGAGTGGCTGACATTTGGGAGTCTCTCCTAGTTCTCGACCCACATCACGGAATACGTTTGTGTCACGCTGTAGACCGGCGGCATCTCGCCGCCCGCCAACTGCACGAACCCGTCGGCCTCGTTTTCGAGGCTGACGTTCTTCACTACGGTCGATTCTGCCTCGCCGGTGCCGAAGCCATCCAGCACCAGCCGGCACTTGTCGGCCAGGTCCCTTACTGCCTCGTAGGTCGTCGCGTAGCAGTCCACCGTGAGCAGCACCGTCGGCGTGCCCATCGGCCCGGCGAGGGTGTGTTCCCGCTGGACGCCAGACCGCCGCCAGGTAATGAACGGCAGATCGGCCGTCGCCGGGGCGATGACCGGATACACCCTGGTGCCCACCAGGGCCGCCACGGCGGCGTCTGCGACCAGGGCAGACCGGCAGACCTGTTCGGGGCTCTTGAGCGGCATGAGGCACTATGCCACGCCCGGCGGGGTGGCTTGCAGGCTAGCCGGGGCCGAGGGTGTCGGTGCCGGTGATCGAGCCCGAGTCGCGGACCCGCAGAGCCGCCCACGCCTCGCCCAGCGACAGGGAAAGTTCCCGCTGGAGGTACTCGGCCACTCTCGACTGCGTGTCGTTGAAGGCGGTCAGGACGGGCGGGCGACCAGAGGTGCCGCCGGCCGGCATGGGATTGATTGTGAACGGCTTGTTTGACTTTCTGAAAAAAGCGTTTGGTCGGTCAGGCCGCCCGCCTTCCATGCCGAATTCGCCGCGAGTGTTGTAGCTCGAAGCGATGTACGTCAGCACCTTTTCACTCACGGGATGCAGTACGCCGCGACCGCGCACCGTTTCAGTAATGGCCTCGCCATTGCGAACGCGGGTGCGAATGAAAGGCGACGTAGGGCTGCGGCGAGTGTATTGCCGGGCTTTCGGGTTGTTGCCTTTTGATCTTTTGCCGGGAACGCTTCGATCTTTTGTCCCGAACTCCAGCCACCACTGATGAAAGCCGCGATCCGGCCCGACCCTGACGGTTCCAGACGTTGCCTCTCCGGGGTCTTTTGCCGACCGCTGGTAGCCGACGATGCCGACCGCCACGCCTGTGTTGCGGTACTTCACCACCTTCTGCGCCACCGCCCGCCGGAGGTTGCCCGTCGGGCCGACCGGCGTCACCTCGCGGAGCCGCTGGTACATCGGGTAGATCGCCTTCTCGATGGCGTCGCCCAGCACGTCGGCGGCGTCGGCCTTCGGAAAAAATGCCTTGATGTTGTCGCGGAGCGACCGCAACTCGTCGGTGTTGATGCTCAGTTGGATGCCGGCGACAGCCATGGCTAGATCGTCTCCTGGCAGAGCAGCTCGTGCTCGCTGCGGTTGGCGTGCTCGAGGAGCGACACGATCTCCAGCGTGCGGCCACGCCACACGATCCGCATCCGCTGCGTCAGGCCGGTCAAGAATCGCAGCCGCACGCGGTGCGAGATCTCGGTCTGCTGCTGCCCGGCCAGCAGGAACTCGCGGGCCGTCACGCCCTGCACGCTGGCCCACACTTCCGCAAACGTTTCGTCGTAGACCGGCACCATCTCGCCCATCGCGTTTTTCGTCTCGCGGTAGGCCAGCACGGTGATCCGCTCGCGGAGGTCGCCGGCCTTCATCAAGTGATGCTCCCCTCACCGACGATGACGATTTTGTAGGGAGCCCCAGCGGTCGAGGCGATGAACAAGCTAGAAGCCGTCGTTCCCGCCGCGGTCGGGTCAGTGGCGAGCAGGATGCCGCCCGGAGGGACGCTGCCCGAATACGCTCCCGTCACAGTCAGTGTGTGCGTCGCGCCGGTGTTCTCGATATAGAGCACCTTCGCGGCCGTGAACGAAATCGTCACGCTCGCGCCGTCACGGGTGTCGGCGAGTGCCGACAACTGCAGCGTGTCGGTGCCGCCAGACGTGCGAGAGTCGCTGTAGATCAGTTCGGCCTGGTTGGCCCCGGTGCCGTCGCCCAAGGCCAGGAAATGCTCGGCCTTCGTCACGCGGGTGTTGCGAGCGATGTCGGCGGTGTCGGTTTCGATGCCGACGATGCGGCAGAGGATCTCGGCCGAGAGGCTCATGTGTACGACCCCCACGAGACGGTATCGAGCAGCCGCTTCGCCGCGTCGGGCATCGCACCGTCGCCACGCTTCTCGTAGAGTTCGTGAACGCACATGAGGATCGCCGACTTCACCCGCTGCGGCACAGTCGTCGGATCGCCGTAGCCTGCCCACCACGAGACGGTGACTGAGTTCTGGTCGATCAAGTGGCTCGGCCACGAGCCAGCGTAGAGCGTGCGGATCGCCCCCGGCGTCGAGTCGCGGTCGATGCGGTACTCCGACGCCGCGAGCGTGGACGTGCCGCCAGCCTCGCCCGTGACGTAGGTGATCGTCACGGCCGTCGCCGTGCCCGAGGCGATCATCGGCGGGCGTGGCAGTTCGATCTCGGCCGGGAAGGCGTCGAGCTTCATCACGAGTTGCTGCGTCACGAGAGCCCGGTCGATGTAGTCCTCGACCCACTCTCTCGCCGTCGTGATGTAGCCCTGGATCAGAGCGTCGTCAGCGGACGCATCGACGCGGCAGTGGGCCTTGGCGTCCGCGAGCGACACGGGCTCCACGACCGGGCCGGTCGTTCGCTTGAGGCTGCGGTAGCGTCTCATTGCCTGCGTCGCTTTCTCGGTGTCACGTCGGCCGACTCGGCCACCGGCTCCACGCTCGCCGTCTCGATCAGAGACTTCTGGTCGTCACGAACCTCGGTGGCGTATTCCCACGCGATCAGACTCTGCGCCAAGATGGCGTCTACCTCGATGACCTCGCCGGGCCGGTAGGCTCCGTGCGGCTTCGCCATTCGTATTTTCATTCTTCCCCCACGCTCCATGCAGACTTCGGCGGCTTCCGCGTCTCCTGCCACTCGTTGCAGTACTGGAACACCGGCTGACCGAGTTCCTGGCTGGGCCAAGTGATGACGTACTCGCCGTGCCCGATGCAGACGCGGGGCGTGATGTAGAGGCGATTGCCGCACGCCTTGAAGCCCTTCCAGAATGAGATGTCAGAATCAATTCTGCCCGAACCCCAACTGCCTTGCGGATCTGGCTGCTCGTGGAACCACGGCTTCGCCATCCGCCGCAGGGCAGCGGTCGAAAGAATCGTGCACCCGAAGTGGGCGGTGTCCACTTGTTGAACGGGATGCCCGAACCACTCGCGCGGCACCTGAGTCACGCCGCCCTCGGGCGGATTGTCCAGCGTGTCCAGGAGCGTGAGCATCGGACGCCCGTCCTCTCGCTTTGTCTGGATCGGGGCCAGGGCGTCACATTGAAACGTCATCGCCAAGGCGAACAGATGTTCGATGTTCTCCTTCGACACGAAGCTGTCCATGTCGAGCGTGATGATGTATTCCGTGGTCGGCTCGAACTTCTCCAGCATCCGGGTCAGCACCTGGCTCCAGAACGCACCCTGGCCGAGCGTCGGGCGAATGTGCAGCGGCATCATCGCTTCGATGAAGCCGAACACGTTAATGAGCGGCCCGAAGCGTGGCCCGCTCAGGATCGCCTCGCACCGCACCTCGACCGACGAGCCGCCGACTTGCACGAGCATGGATTTGCACCTGTGGGAAAACAGAAACGGCGGGGAGGCTCACGCCTTCCCCGCCGTCTACTGTGCTCGTCGTGTCAAGCGGATCAGCCGACCGCCTGGGTGTTCACGCCCTTGTCGGACGCTGACACCGGGCCAGCCTCGCCCTTGCTCAGACGGCAGGTCGTGACGACGCCGCACGTCGAAGCCGGGGTGGCGTAGACGGTGAGATACCGCTTCTTGCCCTTGAGGTCGATGTCGAACCGATGGGCGTAGCCGACGCCAGCGGTGGCCGTCACACCGGCAGCGACCGTGAAGTCGGTGCCTCCGACGAACCCGCTGATGTTGGTCTGGCCCGAACCGCTCACGTCGCTCTGGGCAACCCGCAGCACCGTGGCAGCGGTCGTGGGACCGGTCGCCGAGGTAAACGGGCTGAACAGAACGTCGATCGACGCATGGTTGAAGTTCAGCGTGTCGATCTCGACCGAATGGGTCGCGTTCAGGGCCACCGAGGTTTCGGCCTTGCTGACGGACTTGCTAGCAGCAACGTGGTTCATGGATCAAGAAACTCCTAGGAAGGTGTCAGGTATCAGCCGAACTTGAGGGCCACGACCGGGCCGGCCTTGGTGGTCGAACCGAGGTCATGCACGACCATCGCGTTGCGGGTCGTCGCGAAGGTGAGCGTCTGGTCGAGCTCGATGTACCGCTCGCTCGCGGTGCGGATCGAGATGGCCCGACGCTCGCCGAACGTGGCAGCCTGCGAGAGATCGCCGAAGAGGCAAGCCACGCCGCCGGTCGTGCCCGTCAGGCGCGACTCCATCGAGTGGACCAGCCGCACCGGATAGCCCAGGAACCGCTCGCCGAACCCGGTCGCCACGTCGCTCGTGCTGTTCCCGCCAGGGCCGCTCGACCCGCCGGGCAGCATCGCGAGCCGCAGCATCGCCGAGCCCCAGCCGGCCGGGCTGATCATAAACGCAGCGTTCCGGCGGGCGTAGAGCGGGAGCCGAGCGACCATGTCGGTGAAGTTCCCCATGGTCAGGGCACCGAAGGTCTGGTTGCTCGTCGCCGTCACGACCGACGCGGAGAAGGGCGACTTCACGATCTTCGTCGCGATGCCCTCGACGCCGTGGTAGGCCGAGGTGCCGTCGCCGATGAAGCCCGCGTTGTCGAAGGCTTCGGCGTAAGCCTGGGCCACCTCGACCGCCATGGCGTCGGCCAGGTCGATGATCGAGTCTTCGAGCAGGCTGTTAGGTACCCTGTTTGCGACACCCCAAATTTTTGCGCTCAGTTCGATGTTGTCGAACGTCACGTCGCTCGCCGACACTTCGACGTTCTCGCCGACCGGGCGAGCGGCGAGGCCACCCGTCCGACGGGCGATCACGAGCGTGTCGCTGTTCATGTTGACGCGGCGAGCGTACTGCGGGAACGCGCCGTACTCCTCGACCAGGCGGATGATCTCGTTGCTCATCTCGGGGGAGACGAGCACGCCGCCGAGCGAGTTGACACCGCCGGCCTGGACGCGGCTCTCGACGCCGTGATCCTTGCACCACCGCCGGGCTTCGGCATCGCCGAACACATGGCCCTTGATGTGCATTCCAGCACGGTACGCCGTCTCGGCATCCTTGAACGCACGCAGATTGTTGTGCGACTTCGGCACGGCGTACTCTCGCTTCTCCACGGCAGTCTCCTTGACCTCGGGGGTGTCGATGGCCTTGGCGGGAGCGGAACGCTCCAGCACGGCCCGCAGTTCGGTGTTCTTCGCGGCGACCCGCTGCAGGAACTCAATCCGCTCGCGGAGCTTGTCGGCACGCTGCTCGAGCGAGCGGAGCGACGCCTCCTGCTCCTCGGTCATGGGCTCGGCGGCGGCATCGCCCTCGGGGGCGTCCTCGCTCATCGTCTCCATCTCGGCGACGACAGCGGCGAGCTCGTCCAGCAGAGCCTTGATCTTGTCCACGGCGGAATCTCCTAGTGCGATTCGTGGCGACGCGGACGCATCGCCTACGGTCGAAACTAGGGTTCGCGGTGGGCACCCATGCAGATGCACGAGCGCGGGCAGTAAAGAACTCAGCCAGCCTTGACGCGGCGAATCTCAGCCGCTGGCAAGATGTGTTTGTCGGTGTTGCCGCACCGGCAGCGGAGGTACCGGGTCTGGTAGTCGCCCGACCGCTGGCTCGATGCGACAACGAACTTGCCGCTCTTGCACAGCGGGCAAGAATCGCCTGACTTAGCGGCCATGCTGCCTCAGCACGTCACGGTAGAAAGCCGCACGATTCGCGGCATATTCGCGGGCTTCGTCGTGCCGACGCTGCTCCTTGCGGAAGTGGTCGAATGACCGCTGTGCCACCGTCACGTCGGCATCGGGATACGCGGGAAACGTGACCGGCCCAACGTCCAGCAGCGAGTCGATGCGGGTGATCGTCCGCACGCTGCGACCGTCCTCGATCGCCCACGAGTCGCCGCCGCTCGGCACGGTGAAGCTGAACGACGAGCCCTTGACGATGCCCGCCCGAATGTTGCTGGCGATGTCCCGACCGTAGGTCGTGTCGGGCACGGGGAACTCATATCGCAGCCCGACCTCGTCCACGCTCATCGACAGCGTGCCGGGATAGCGGGCGAGCGGATAGTTTGCGTCGTGGTTCCAGAGGGCGCGAGTCTCCAGCGACTTCTTGCGGCCACGCCGCTCGGAGACGATGCCGAAGGCGTCAGGGTGAATCCGCTCGATGAAGTCGCCCAGGTCGAGCGAGTTGACGCCGAACTTCGCCGCGTAGCCGACGATGTATTCCCGCTCGCTGCCGTCCTCGGCGCTGCGGCTCTCGACCGCCAGGAGCGGCACCGCCGACTCCACCTCGTCAATCGCCAGACTGCGTCGCTCGATGTTCATCGTCGTGCTCCTTGCGTTCTCGTCTGCTGCCTCGATCTGCCGCGTCAACTTGCTTGCCCACGCCTGACCAGGGTCGCCACCCCACAGAGCCCACGCGATCCGGCCCGCACTCGGGAAGCCGTCTTGGTCGGGGCTCCATCCTTCGCCTTGCTTGTCCACCTCGTGCCGGGCGAAGTAGCTCGCCATCCGCTTCGCCGTCTCGGGGCTGATCGTCGTGCCATTCGACAGGTCGCGGGCGCGAGCCACGCCGACTGCCGTGCCGCCGCGGCCGAACTCGCTTCGCCATGCCAATCCTTTCGCTGCCTCACTCCGAACGCCCGCCGGGGGCGTGAAGTCGATGTGGTCGTACCTAGCTGCCACGTTTTCGCCCCTTCCGCTTCGGCTTGCCGTAGGCGTTCTCCTCGACCGGTGGCGGCTCGGGAAGCGGGTCGATCTTCGTGAGCGTTGCCACCTTGTGACCGACTTGCGTCTCGGTCGCACGCCACCCGCCGGCCATCTCTTCGTAGACCGTGATAAGGGCGGCGGGATCTTCCTCGCTCGCCTCAATCTTGAAGTCAGTGCCTGGGATGTCGAGCGTGCCGTAGTCCATCACATGATCGATCCGTCCACGGGCACGACCGCCTGACGAATCCCACGAGACGAAGTCGCCTTCCGACACGGTGCCAGGTTTGGCCCGATCTTCGGAGCGATCCGCCGGGGCGGCGGGCACCGGCTCGGACTGCGGCGACTGCGCAGGGTCCGCTGCTGGTGCGGGCTGACGCTCCACCACCCCGGCAAGGATCGCCGCAATCTGTGCGGCATTCATGCTCGGGAACGCCGCAGCGACCATCGCAGCCGCACCGTCCTTCGACACCAGCCCATCGACCACCGACTGAATGATCGCAATGAGCCCCGTGATCTGAGCACCGTTCAGCGACACGTCGGCGACCTGCGGAGCCTCGGGCTCGACCGGCTCGCCCGGCGTCGCCGGCACCACCGGCTCGCCAGCCGCAGCGGCAAGCCCGCCCTCGACCGCCTGGCCGTCGATCTCGCTGCCCGGCTGCTGCTGGGCCAGCACATCGGCCTCGCTCGGCTGCTCGCCCAGCGTGCCCATGTTCAACGGGCGGTAGCGAACGTCGCCGCCTTCGACCGGGTCGAGGTTCTCGGTGGCTCTAATGTCGTTCGTGCTGACGACGCCGATGTCCCACATCGCCCGGTAGTACGCAGACCGGCTGGCGGCATCGCCACGCAGCAGCCCACGCACGTCGAACTCGATCAGATAGCGGTCGTCTTCCGCGATCAAGTCCCGCATGAACGCCGACTCAAACCTTCGCAGCCACGGCATGATGCAGTGGGTCACGAACGCGATGTCGCCATCCGGCGTCGCGGGGCCGATGCCAAGCAGATGTCCGGGCACGCGGAACAGACGGGCGATCTCCTCGAGCTGGTAGCGGCGAAGCTCGATGAACTGGCTGTCGGTATTGCTCGCCTGCGGAATGTCGTAGGGCTTCAATCCGCCGGTCAGCACCGCCGTGTTGTGGGAATTTGCCACTCCACCGTGACGCCGGTCCCACTGCGACCGCAACGCCTCGCGGGCTTCCGCGTTCAGTTGCCCTTCGGTCGAGAGTACAAACCCGGGGCGGGCACCGGCCGCGAAGAAGCGTGCCCCGTGCAACTCGCAAGCCCGGGCTAGTGCGATGGCGTCCTTGCACTCCGCGACGACGCTCATTCCGTTCACGCCGTCATCAGACGGGCCGCGAATCTGGAGGATCGCATCGTCGGCGTAGACCGTCTCGGTGCCCTTGTCCTCGCGGTACTTGTACCGCAGCTTCCCGTTCTCAATCCGCTCCACCTTCATCCGGCTCGGATGCAGCGGCACGATCTGCCCGGCTTTCAGTTCATCAAAGGCGTCGCCCCACAGGCCGACATGAAACACCGACTGCTCACGCCACTCGAAGCTCGTCTGCCATCCGTTGGGCTGCGAGTGCAGTTGCCGATACAGCGGCAGTTCGCGGGCGATCCGCTTCCCGCCCCCAGCCGTCCGCTCGAGCACATGCAGGGGCAATCCCGCCACCGTCTCCGCAATCACCCGCAGGCAGGCGAACACCGCCGCGACCTGGTGGGCGTTGCTCTCGTCAATCCGCACGCCAGCGTTCGACCGGCTCGATGGCTCGTCATCCCACATGCGGGATTCGCCGGGGAGCCAGAGGATGCGGTTGTCGGCGGGGGCGATCATATGAAGAAGATTTCAGGCGTACCGCTCGGCTGCTGCTCAGCACCCATCCACGCCGCGATTCCTTCGCAGCAGGCCACGATGCCGTCAATTCGCTCCGTGCTCTTCGCCTTGCTGGGGTAGATGTTGCCGTGCCGGTCCTCGGCCACCGCACAATTCGACGCATTCCACGAAAACACCGGCTGCCCGGCGTGCCGCACCTTGCCGGCCAGCACGAGGTTTTCCAGCGTCTTCAAGGGGGCCGACATGGCGCGGCCGCCTTGTGGATATCCAACCACGTCTACCCCATCCCCTTGCAGCATGTTCGCCAGCATCTGCCCGTTGAACTTCAGATCCACGGCCAGGCGACGCACGTTGTACTGGCTGCAAATCTCGGCGATATCACGGTGCAAAACCGTGTAGTCGGTCACGTTCCCGTCCGTCACGCGAATGTGCCCGTCCCGAATCCACCCGAGGTAGTCCACCTTGTCTCGGTGCGACCGCTCGGCCGCGTTGCTCTCTGGAATCCAGAAGAACGGCAGGATGTCCAGCGAGTTGTCTTCCGGGTCGGGGCAGACGAGCACCAGGGCGGTGAGGTCGTATGTGCTGGCCAGGTCGAGCCCCGCGTACACCGGGCGGTCGCCGAACTCACGCAGCGGGCCGCCGCACGAAGCCCACGCATCCGGCTTGAAGAATCGCGTGTCCTGCGTCGTCCAAACGTTGAGCCTGTACCGCAAAAACGAGTTCAGCTTCGTCGGGCTCTGCTCGGCCTCGCGGGCATCCGCCGCGAATGACTCTTCCGTGATCGTCTCGCCTAGCGACGGGTTGGCGATCCGCCAGACCTTCGGAGTCTTCCACGCTCCATCGACCGCACACTCGGGCGGGGCCGCGTAGATGCACCCGTAGAACGTCGGGTCGAACGCCGGATCGGCGATGCACTTCTCCGCGTAGGCGTGCTGCTCCCAGCAGATGCTTTTGCGGTCGAATCCCGCAGTCGTGATCGACAGAATCAGCGGCTGCCGGCGGGCCGCGCCACCATACCGCAAGGCATCCCAGAGCCGCCGGTCCCGCTGGGCATGCAGCTCGTCAAAGAGCAGCATGTGGATGTTCAAGCCTTCCGCCCGAAACGCATCCGCCGACAGCACGCGATAGAACGAGTTCGTCGCCTTGTGAATGATCGTCTTGCGCGAGTCGATCACCTCCAGCACCCGCGACAACGCAGGCGACGAGCGGACCATTGCAGCCGCTTCGCGGTAGATGATGCCAGCCTGCTCGCGGTCTGCGGCGGCACCGTAGATCTCGGCACCTTGCTCGCCATCAGCGACAAGCCCGTACAAGGCGATGCCGGCGAGGGTCGTGCTTTTGCCCTGCTTTTTGGGCAATTCGATGTAGCCCACCCGAGCCTGTCGAGTCTTGTCGGGTTTCACCCGGCCGAAGATGTTGCCGAGCACGTTCTTCTGCCACGGCATCAGCGTAAACGGTTTGCCAGCCGTCTGACCCTTGCTGTGCCGCAAGAGGCTCTCGAAGAAGTCAAAGACTTGAGCGGCTCGCCCCTCGTCAATCTCGGGGATGACGCCAGCCTTCTCAGCCGCCTTGATGGCGGGCGAAGAAATCTGCCAAGTCGTCGGCGGGCTTTTCTTGCTTCGTGCCAAGTCGCACCCTGGATGAAGGCGTCAGCCCGAACTCGGTCATCAGCGACGCTTGCAAGCTGACGAGCCCCTTGTAGAGCGGGCCTGCCGGATTCGGCTTGATGCCGCCAAGGTCGGTCTTCATGACCGGCCCGCTGGCCCGTAGCTCGAGCAGACACGCCTGGGCCGCAGCGTACACCTCGCATAAAGTCGCAAGGGCTTCGCCGTCTCCGGTCGTCAGCACATTCATGCCGAGCAGTATCGGGGCGAGCTCGTCCCATTTGGCTACGGCGAGCGGCTCGACCAGAAGTCGCTCTGGCATCGGCGGCGGGCCGGCGGGAGCGGACGGTTCCCGCTTGACTGGCCCGCGTTGCGTGCCTTCGAGGATCTTGATCGCTGTCGGCTTGGGCTTTCGCCCTCGCGTCGCCATGTGCTTATTTCCTGTGCAAAAAACGAACGCCAATTCCGTGCCGCACGTGTGCCCCAACACTTCTGGTTTTGCTCGTTGGCACTTTGGGCTGCCTACCCCCTACCCGGTCCTGCCGCTTTTCCGCGCACGCAACCGCAATCATCGGCTCTCCCGCGTGGTCTTCCGCGTGTGGCAACCCGCACACAGGCACTGCCCATTCGCCACCTCATAGCGAAGGTCGGGCCGCACCTTCACCGGCACGATGTGGTCAGCGTGGGCCTCACGCTTCTGCCCACACACCCGCCCGCAGTCGCGGCAGGCGTAGCCATCGCGGAGCAGCACAGCCTCACGCCACGCCTTGTGGCGCTGCGAGCAGTAGCCCCGAGCCGCAGCGTTGGGCCGAGCCTCCAGGCGTCGCACCTTCGAGGTGCCGCGTGCTGGCTTCCACATCTCGATCCGCTGCGGCATCGCTGACTCCTCACACCAGGATAGATCCGGCCAGGGCTTCTCTTGCAGCCAGCATCGCGTCTGTGTCCACCATCATCCGCACTAGCGCATGGAAGCCTGTGCGAGGTCGCCAGCCGAGCCGATCGCGAGCCAGGGCCGCGTCCGCCTGGAGCACGTCAACCTCGGCCGGGCGGTAGTACCTCGGGTCGATCTCGACGTGGTCACGGTAGTCGAGCCCAGCATGGGCGAACGCCGCTTCGCAGAACTCCCGCACGGTATGCGTCTCGCCCGTGCCGATGACGTACTCTCGCGGCTCGTCCCGCTGGAGCATGAGCCACATCGCCTCGACGTAGTCGCCCGCGAAGCCCCAGTCCCGCCGGGCATCGAGGTTGCCGAGGTAGAGTCGCTCTTGTAGCCCGTGCTTGATTCGCCCGACCGCCCGCGTGATCTTGCGGGTCACGAACGTCTCGCCACGTCGCGGGCTCTCGTGATTGAAGAGAATGCCGCACGAGGCGTGGAGTCCGTATGACTCGCGGTAGTTGATCGTGGTCGCGTGGGCGAACAGTTTCGCGCAAGCGTAGGGCGATCGTGGGTGGAACGGCGTGGCCTCGCTCTGCGGGGCAGGGGAGTTGCCGAACAGTTCGCTGCTCGACGCCTGGTAGAACTTCGCCTGCGATGCATGGTCGCGGATCGCCTCAAGCATCCGCAGGCAACCGACCCCCGTGGAGTCAGCCGTGTAGGTCGGCTGGTCGAACGACACGCGGACGTGGCTCTGGGCCGCCAGGTTGTAGACCTCGTGTGGCGACACGTCTCGGACGATGCGAGCCATCGCGCCGCCGTCGCACACGTCGCCGTGGTGGAGGTGGAGTCGCTCGAACTCGTGATCGATGCGGCCCGTGTTGAACGTGCTGGCCCGGCGGATAATGCCGTGGACTTCGTAGCCCTTCGCGAGCAGAAACTCGGCGAGGTAGGAGCCGTCCTGGCCCGTGATGCCCGTGATCAGAGCGCGACGCCGCATTGATTTCTCCACCATTCCACTGTCTCTCGGATTCCCTCCTCAAGACTCACTTGCGGCGTCCAGCTGAGCAGGCTCGCGGCCCGCGACGCATCGACGGCTCGGCGTGGCTGCCCGTCGGGCTGCGTGCCGTCCCACTCGATCCGCCCGTCGAACCCGCAGGCGGCGGCGACCCTGCCGGCGAGGCTCTGCATCGTGATCTCGCCGCCGCCGCCCAGGTTGATCGGCTCGGCGTCGCTGATCGTCTCGCCGGCAGCGACGATGCCGGCCGCAGCGTCATCGACGTGCAGGAACTCACGCGACGCGGAGCCCGTTCCCCAGAGCGTCACCACGTCGCCTGCCTCGCAGAATTTGCGGATCATCGCCGGGATGACGTGGCTCGACGCCGGGTCGAAGTTGTCGCCGGTGCCATACAGATTCGTCGGGATCACGACCGTGCCAGCGATGCCGTACTGCCGGTGATACTGCCGCAGCATCTCGTAGACGGCTCGCTTCGCTACGCCATAGCCGGCGTTCGTCTCCTCTGGGTAGCCGCTCCAGAGGTCGCTCTCGCTGAATGGAGGCGTGCAGAACTTTGGGTAAGAACACACCGTGCCGACGACGACGACCTTCTCGACGCCGTGAATGCGTGCCTGCTCAATGACGTTGAGCCCCATCGCGAGGTTGGCGTAGGTGAATCGCCCTGGCTGGGCCATGTTCGCACCGATGCCGCCGACCTCGGCCGCGAGGTGGTAGACCACGCGAGGCTTCGCTGCCGCGAAATACCCTGCCGTCTCTGCGGCGTCAGTCAGGTCGCAGCCACAGCGTCGCGGCCGCAGCACGTCGTGGCCTGCCGCTTCGAGGAGCCGGCAGACTCGACGGCCTAGGAATCCGTTGCCGCCTGTGACGAGGGTTGGCCTATGCGTCACGCCGTCACCGCGTCGGCGATCTGTTGACCCGTACTCGCCACAGTGGCGACGTTCGCCAGCCTGCCCGACGAGAACGCCGACAGCGCCGCCGCACAGCCAGCCTCGATGTCTGCGGAACCCACGGCCGCCGTGCCGACAGTTGCGTCTACGGCCACGCCGACCAGCACGCTCGCGGCCCCTGGCACGGCACAGGTGCCGGTGCTGTTGCCGCCGTTATAAACGACGCCCGAGCGGACATTCGACGCCGCTGGCATCACGTTGCTGGCGTTCGCATCGACAAGCGTTTTCTTCGCCGCTGACGGAACGTAGATCAGGGCGACGTTGCTGGTGTTGCTCGTAAACCGGATCGCGCCGCTGGTTGGCGACGCACCGAGGTCACCCCACTCGACCTCCTGGACGCTGACGACACCGTTGCCGGTCTGCGACACGCCCACTCCGCTCGTTGACGATGCGCCGCCCTTGGCTCGGGTGACGGTATTTGCTCCGCCTGCGCTTGTGGATACAGACATCCCGATCCCGACGTTGCCAACAGCAGTCCCTGTCAGCGTAGTCGCGCCGGAAGACGCTACAAAGATTCCATGCCCGCTTGCAGTAGTCCCGCCAGTGGCCGTGCCTGTCACCGTCGCGGTGCTGCTGCTGGCCGTTGACAAGCCATGCGCTTCCGACGATCCGCCAGTGGCGTTGCCGGTCACGGTCAGCGAACCGCTACTAGAACGCGATATGCCGTGCGCTCCAACGGCAGAACCACCGGCAAGGTTGCCGGTGACGACAACCGCTCCAGACGAGGTGGCGCTGATCCCGGCGCAGGACGTGGCACCGCCGCCAGTCACGTTGCCCGTGACCGTCAGCGTGCCGCTCCCGCTGTGCGTCAGCCCGACAGACGAAGACCCGCCCGCTGGCCCGCCCGTAATGTTGCCAACCACCGTCGCACTCGCCGTGCTGGCAAGTGTCGCACACGCCGTACTCGCGGCCGTACCGCTGATGATGTTCGCCGTGAGCGTGATGCCGTTCGACAGCGAGAACGATCCACCGTTTGTCGCGCCCCCCGTGGTGTCGTTACGCACCTCGCCTGTCGCGCCCAGGTCGGTGGTCACGTTGACGGTGACGGTGAACGAATTGGCGACCAGCACATCGCCGCTCGCAAATGTCACCGCACCCGCCGCGCCGCTAGGCGTCGTCGCCCAAACGTCGTTCGCGTCGATATTGCCCGCCTTGCGGGCGTAGTAGGTAGCCATCTCTCACAGCCCCCTGGCGACGAGGTAGCCCACCACTGCCTGCTGCACGGCTGCAAACGCCGCCTGCTCCACGGGGTCGCTGATCTCTGTCTCGCTGCCCCGCAGCACCGTCACCGCTGCCGAGTCCAGCGTCGATACCGTGCCGTCGTCCGCGACGCGGGACGGCACGCATCGCAGCGCGAACGAGATCGGCTGCGAGCCATCGGCCCGCAGCGTCTGCGAGATGGCGAGCGAAATCTGCCACACCGGGTAGGTCTGGCCGTTGATGGTGACTGGCGTGGTGGCGTTCATGCGTGCTCCTACGAATACGAGGCGGTGAGTCGGTCGTCCCATTTGACATTGGCAGCCGTCGCCGTCGTCACCGTACCAGCCGAGGCAACGGTCGTTCGTCTGATCGTCCACACGCTCGCGCTCGTCGCGCTGCCAGACAAGGCGCGTCCGATGTACGAGACGTTCGACACGGTGTCGCTGCGAACGGCACCGCCGCCAGCCGCCCAAGTCGGCGCGGCGCTCGCGCCACCGCTCGTCAGTACCGTGCCTGCCGCCCCGAGGGCGAGTTCAACGATCTGCCCCGATGCGTCGCTATGGAACACCCGCCACGCCGTGGCCGTGTGGTCGCTGCTTGACGTGATCGCGTGGCTGCGGTCGTGGAGCGTCGGCAGTCCGGTCAGCGACGAGTACGCCCCGTCGAACAGCGTCGGCAGATCGTCGAGGTCGTCATACGATCCGCTGGTCGCCACGGTCGCCAGTCCGGTCACGTTCGCGGCATCAACGCCGCCGGTCCATGCCGTGGTCTGCGTCGCGAAACTGTCTGTTGCGGGGTCATAAAAATCGAGGCTGTAGAGTTTGAATCCGCCAAACGATCCGGCAATTGTTTCAACGCGAATCGGGTTTGATAAGTCGAGAGATCGCAAGCACAGGAAGTCGTCTTCGTCGATCGCAAAATATCCGCCAGACAGGGCGGCCGGTACGCCGCTGGTGATGTCGCCCCAGTCGTGAGCGTGCGACGTGGCCGCGTAGGCGGTCGAGACTGAGATCACGCCGTCCGTGATGGAGACGCCCGTGCCAATCTTGACGCCGCCCAGCACCGAGCCAGTCGCAGTCGGCAACGTGTAGCCAGACGAAGCCGAGATCACGCCGTCGCCGTCGATGCTGATGCCGCTCCCAATCCGCACCGCGCCTCGCGTGTTCGCGGCCGCCAGTGGGAGGCGATCCGCCGAGAGCGTGCCGCTCGTCAGCAGGCTCGCGTTCGTTGTCGGCGGAGCGGCGGCGATGACAGCGGTCGTGAAGTCAGTGATCTGCGACGCTGTGTGCGTATGGGAGAGCGGCGTCCTGGCGTCGCTCAACCGGGCGTCATTGCCCTGGCAGGCCGTGCCGGCCGTTGTGCCGTAACTGACGACGAGCGCGCCGCCAACGGTAGAGAGGCCCGCGCCGACAGCCAGGCCGATGTTCGCGGCCGACGACGTGCCGGAGTTCGTGACCGGCGCAGAGACGGTGACTACCCCGGAAGACCCCGTCGGCCCGAACCCACCGGACACCGCAACGTCCACCGTCGCGGCCGTGCTGCCGGCCGCAACGTCAATCTGTGTCTCGCCGACGCTCGCCGTGATCGGGCTTGCGCCGCTGACGCTCGCGCTGATCTGCGACATCACAGCACCTCGACGAACCCGGTGAGTGCCGTCCGCGTGGCGTTGTTCTCCGTCCAGACCATCCGCCAGCCGTAGGTGCCGCGTGGAATCGCGGCCGTCTGGGCATCGGTGAGGGCGATGTTGTATTGCCCGTTTGATGCGTTGGCGGCCGTGACGGTAAACGCCTGGACGGTGTCGCCGCTAATGAGCGAATAGATGGCCGCCGTGACCGTGTAGCCGGTCATCGTGATCGAGAAGTCGATCAGCGTCGAGAAGTCGTCGCCGCGGTTGAACGCAAGGCCCAGCGTTCCCGGCGTCTGTTCGTAAGAGGCTGCCATTCGTCACGGCTCCACTGTGCTGGTCGTCGCTCGCGGTTGTAACGCATAGAGCAAGCGAGTCTGCTCCGTCAGCGCGTGGGCGAGCTCGCGCTGCGTCTCCCGCACTTCCTTGAGCGTCAGCCGGTGTTCCTCGAGCAACGGCAGCAGCAAATCCTGCCGGATGAAAAAAGCGAGTGCGAGCGCCACTAGGGTCGGAAAACCCCAGCGCTCGATGATGCCGAACAGCGTCTCTTTGGTTTCCGCAGTCACCGCGTCGCCTCCTGCTTCCACACCGCGAGCAAGACGCGATTGGCTCGCCGCTCCAGCCACCACTTCAAAATCAACTGTACGGCTGCCGACGCCACCGCTTGCAGCACCAAGGCCCAGACCATGCCGTACTCTGCCGCCTCGCGTCCGCTCATCACTTGATGCGCCCGCTTGATGTCCGCCACGATGACGCCGGCCACGATATTGCGTTCCCGCTGCTCTTGCGCGTACTTCAAAAACTCGCCAGCCCAGTTCTCGACCGCGAGTTGCACGAAGTCGTCGCACGTCGCCCGGCCCACGAGGAACTTGCGGACGCCGAGCCGTCGCCACACATAAGTCTGAAGGTCAGCAATGGTCACGGCCGCACCTTCCCTGTGCCGCCACAAGGCTGGCACTGCACCTTGACCGTGCCGTCGCCGACGTACCCTCGGCCGTCGCAGTTCGGGCACCTGTCGCCTGGCCTCGGCCTAGGTGCCGGCGGGGCCACCTCTTTTCTCAATGCCATCACGGCCCGTGCCGTCTCGACTGCGAGGTCGGCCGACACGGTCGGATCGTCGGGCAGCGTCGCCACGCAGCCGGCCATCACGACGACGAACACGAGCAGGAACCTCACAGCACGTCTCCCGTCCAGTCAGGCAGTTGCGTGGGCTTGAATCCCGAATAGCCCGCGTAGACGTAGGAGTCACGGCCCGAGAGCATCCGCGTACACACGTCGGCGTCGATGAAGAATGAGCAGTTCCGTACGACGACGGGCATCGTCTCCGGGTAGTGGCGGCCGACTGTGTTGCTGTCGCCCCAAGAGTTGAGGCAGAGCAGGCCGGGCCGTCGGCCCCACCTCACGCCGGCCAGGGTCATGCAGTGCCACCACACGCCACCCGGCTTGCAGAAGCCGTCCTCGTCGCGGGCCATCGAAAAGCCCTGGCCGCTGCACACCACGACCGGATACCCGTTCTGGATCGCCGCCGCCGCTTGCTCGAACGTCGTGGCGAGCGTCGTCTCGCTGCACCGCCGCAGTTTGGCGTAGGGCTCGAGCTCCTCGGGCACGCCCATGCGGCCCCAGGTGCGATCTCGCTGGGCCTTGTCGGCCTCCGCGATCACCACGCCGCCGTAGTCGATGCCGTAGTGCAGGGCACCGAAGTCGCGGATCGACTTCGCCGCGTGGAACCCTGTCGACCCGTCGCCGCCGTTGTTCGCCTTTAGCGACCGGGCCTCCACACGCGAAAATCCATAGAGCGAAGCCTCAACGGTGCGAGCTCGCACGACCTCGGGCTCGTGGCGATGCACAACGTCGCACGCCGCAACGAAGTCCACGGCCAGGCTCGCGCCCCAGCCGACGCAGCTGCCAACGTCGCCCTGCGAACCGCGCCGCCAGTTGGGCAGGCACTTGAGAAGGGCCGGATAGAGCATCACCTCGCGGCGATCGTCGGCGCGAAAGCCGGGGGCCGCGCTCGCGAGCGTCGGGTGCGGCAGGGTCGCCACGAACGCCGCCGAGCCCTCGGGATCGGGCAGATAGCCGAACGCATGGCTCGCCACGGCTCACCCTCCAGTGGCCGCCCAAGCAATCGCCCGTGCCACCTCGGCGTAGCGAGCCCGCACGTCGGGCGTGACGGGCACACTGTCGAGGCCGAGTGCAGACCTCATGGCGGCCTCGACGGCCTCCCTGAGCCCTTCCACGCTGCCAGGAGCGACGTTGCCGATCCGACGCCATGCGATGTCTAGGGCCGTCACCGTCAGCACCCGCAGACTCGCCGTGTCGGTCAGCACGGCGACGCTCGTCGCGCCCTCGGCCTCGACCACGAGCGCGGCCTTCGCCCAGGTCGCGGCCCACAGGGCACGCTTGTCGGCCGGCAGGCCGGCGAGGGCGGCCCGCACGGGCTCGACAAGCCGCTGGGCCTCGGGGCTGGGCGTCGGCACCGTGACGCTCGGAGCAACCGGGGCGGTGAACTTGGGCATGGGGATCATGCCCCACGCCGCCGCGATCACGAGGCAGGCTGCGGCGACTCGCCCGATGGTGGCTGCGTGGGCGCGGGCGGCTTCGGTGGCCTGAGCGAGCCAGCCCACGATCCGCTCCCAGTGCGGGGCGGCCAGCAGAGCAGCCGCCGCCACCACGGCGGCGATGCGAATGACGGTGTCATCGGTGGGCATCACTTCACGCCTACGAACGTCAGTAGCAACCGCACGAGGTTCTCGCCTTCACGAGTCTTGAGCACGTCGGCCAACGCACGCACCACGGCGTCGTCGGCTGCGGCGTCGGTCTTCGACGCCAGCCACTCGGCGGCCTCGCTCACGACGAGCGACTTCGCGTACGGGTCGGCCGTGCCCACGAACTGCTGGGCGTATGTCACGAGTGGGTGCCACGCCTGGAGCAGACGCAACGCCTGCCAGATGTTGAGCGTCGCACCGTACTGCTGCTCTTCGGCCGCGGTCATCTCGAACTGGGGCATGGGCGTCGCCTCCGGGGGTCTATTCCTTTTTGGCAGGCGGATCGCCGTCCCTTGCAGATTCGTCGTCATACCCCCCGTTTACGGTGTCATTCAGCCAGTCGTAAATAAAAGCGTAGATGTCCACCACCTCGGAGATGGCGTCCGAGCGGTCGAGGCGGAACGGATAGCCGAAGTGATCCTCATCCACGACCTTGCCGTCTCCGTCGCAGCGGTAGACCGAGACGTACTTTCTCGACACGTCGATGACGATCTTGCCCTCGGTCGGGTTCACCACTGGCACTCGCGGTTGAGGTCGTCAAGCATGTCGCGGGCTTCGTCTGGAGTTTCGACAGGCCGCACGGAAAACATCTGCGGCTTCGTCACCTGACGCTGGGCACGGACTTCGTCCGTCCACTTGCTGGTGACGCACGTCGTGCGGGCCGCCACCCACGGCGCGAGGTTCAGACTCGCCTCGCTGGCGGCGATCTCCTCGGGTGACGGCTTGTCGGATGAGCGCGGCGGTCGGAATCGCAGCCGCCGGTCGTGCCGCAACGGCAGCGGCAACACGTCGCGGAGCCTCACGACTTGGTCGCGGCTGACCGACCAGAACGAACAGATGGCGGCGTAGCTCGAGTGGCTCGCCCACTGAAGCCTCAGCGTGGCGATGTCGATGCGTGAGGTGTCACCCGCCACGTTTCGCTTCCTCGGGAATCCAAAACGACACGCACCGCATTGAAGGATTAAGTGCCATGCGACCACCGTGCTGCGTGATGCTGGCAGCAAAGGTCACATGTTCACAGTCGAAACCGTCGTACCGACCTTGCAGGAACCGCAGCCCGTCGTAGATCGCCAACTGCCCGAAGGCAGAATTGACTTCGACCGGCGGCGAGCCCACGGGCGGATGCCAGTGGTGGAACCACTGCTGATCCCGTTGCCGCCAGTGATTCAGACGGCAGGCGAAAGCGTCGTAATGCACGGGCATCGGCTTCGGCGTGATCGGCGGCCCCCATTCGCCCCACGAGTAGGACGCGAGGGCGTAGAGGCTACGATCAGCCTCCATGTGAAAGACTGAATTCGCCACGCCGTCAACGCTCCAGCCGCCGAACGGATCGGTGTCGAACACGATCACGTAGTCGGGCGTCTTGCCGTGCCGCACGAAGTCCTGGCACGCGGTTCGGTACTCGGCGAGGGCGTGCGTCCGTATGGGGGCGGTCGTGTAGTTCAGGTGCGGGCGACCGTAGTCGTTCAGTGATGCGTGCCGCTGCTGCCCGTCGCTCCAGGCGGCGAGCACTTCCTTCGTCTCGTCGGCGGAATCGTTTTCGTGGATGTACGCCGACCACTCGCGGAACATCGCGCCGGTCTGCTCGACAAGTTCCAGCGTTCGCGGCAGCCAGGGCATCGCTGATCGGCAGATTGCAACTAGGGCGACCGTCTTGGTCTTGGCGATCTCCCTCCCATCCTGCACAGCCTCGGCGTACGCATCCGCGAACTCCGGGTCGGGCGGGAGCAGCACGTCGGGATGGTGCCGCTCGATCTCGTCAAGCGTGATGGTTGCCATGCCGTCATCGTCCCGGCACCGTCAAGCCTGCGGCCACTCGTGATGCACCATCTGCCCCGTCACTGCCATCGTCGTCAGTTCGGGATACGCATACGTGCCGATCACGCTCATCTCGCCCTCGCCTCGGCCCGTTGACTTGTGGTTGTGCCACGTCCGAATCGACAGGGCCGGGTTGACCACGTCGTAGCCCGCTTTCATTGCCTCGCCTGCGATCGCGTTGTCGCAGCCGATGTAGCCCAGCGGGATGCGGTCCCCGATCCCGACAAGCTCGCCGCCCACGAACGCCCACACGTCCTGCGAGCCGCTGTAGAACCGCTCGTTCTTGTACTGCCCGATCATGCGGGGCGTCGCGGGCGACTCCCACCGGGTCAGCGTCACGAACCGCTTCGGGTCGCACGCCGCACCTTCCAAGAGCAGAGCCGTGTAGTCGAACTGAATGTCGGCGTTCGCCAGCACGCAGACGCGGCCTGCGAACTGGTCGGCACAGAGCCGGAACACATGCCCGTACCGCAGCCGCTCGTCTGTATCGAAACTCAGCGGCACGATGGTCTCGAAGATGCCGAGTTCCACATTCGCCTTGAGCGTGCCGTCGAGTTCGGCGATTCGCTCAGGGTCACTCGGCTTGTAGTGCTCGATGAGCAGAATCACAGTCGCGGCTCCACTTCCACGAAGTCACGGACAATCTCGCTGCCCAGGTCGTCGGCGGTTTGCGGCACATGGTGGTACTTCGCGTGCCACTCTGGACCGGAGACGTGCGTGCCCTTCTCGGCCCCGATGTTCTGAATCCGGCTCACAGTCGGAAATGCCTCCCACCTCGTGCGGCGGATGACGTTGTTCACGATGATGTCCCAAGATGGGCCGTCCTTCGATGTCCATCGCGGGGCCATCTCGACCCAGCGATCCGCCCAAGTGCCCCAGCCCCAGGGCGTGAACCAGCGGCGAGTGCCGCACTCCGGGAGTCGCCCGTTGCTCGCCTGCTGATAGCCCGAGATCGTGAACACGTTCGGATCGTGCCGGTACTGGTCGCGTGCCCATGAGAACCAGAGCAAGGCATCGCGGGTCGGCACGGTGTCGTCCTCGAAGTGAAGGTGGAACTCGCTCTGCATGATCTCGAAGCCGTACCGCATGCACGTATAGATCGCGTCGTTGCAGCCGGCGTGTTCCTCGAACACGAGGCACTCGAAGCCGTACTTCGCGGCGATCTCGCGGCTCGCTTCCGTCTCTTCGCACGGGTCGAGCAGCACCGCAACGCGGCAACTCGACACGCCGACGCAACGCGAGACGGCATGACAGGTCTGGTCAAGGTACGCGGGGCGGTTGTATCCGCTGATGGTGATGTTCATGCGGTCTTCTCACACCACGCCACAAGCAGCCCGTTCCAGTACCCGTCCGCGTCGTTCAGCCGGTCGCTCGGATACACGTTGCGGCTCACGACGTTCATCCTGCCACCGAGGGCAAGCATCCCGGCGTCGCACCCGCGATGCACTTTCTCCCACGAGTAATCGTCCACGATGTAGACGAACGCATCCGCAAGATGCGGCCACGCAATCGCAAGCTCGCGAGCGTGATGCTCTTCCTCGTGCGGCCCGTCGTAGAGGTAGACGGTGAACTTCGTGCCGCCGAACGTGTCGGCAGGCAGCGGAGCGAACCAGTCGCGGTCGTGAATCGTCGCCGGTAGGCCGAACCGCTCGCACGTCGCCTGCAACTCGGCCCGCGTGTCGCCGAACTCGCTGTGATTGTCGATCATGTGAATGCAATCCACGGCGTTGCCGTGGCACATCGCCACGGCGGTCGAGCCCTTGTAGGAGCCAACCTCGAGGATGCGGGCCTGCGGCACCGTGGCGACGGCTTGATTCAGCAGCCGTCGGTTGGCGGCAGAAGAAAAGCCTGGGAGGGCGAGAGCGTCTTGCCAGGATGGCGTCACGAGATTCGCACGGTCGTCCGCGCCTCCGTGCCGTATGACTTCTCGACCACAACCCTTCCCAATTGCGTGTCGTCCACCCACGCAACACCGTTCAGGGCGTCTTCGATGCCCTTCAAGCAGTTCGAGCAATCGGCTCGCGGCAGTTTCGGTGCGTCGGCCTTCAGCCCGCGCTTCAGGAAATGTGACTTGGGCCGCTCAAAGACGAGATCCACGATAATCGTCAGCGGTGCAGCGTCTGTCGGCGTTGCTCCAGCAGCTCGAGCAGCTGCAGCAATCGCAGCCCGGTAGGCGTGAATCGGGTGCGACGCCGGCGTGTATGCGTGGCCGTGTTTGCCGCGCGTCGTGATGCGTGGCCTTGGCTGCGGCACGGGGTCGCCGACTACCTCGAACGCGATTGGTCGCATGCCAGGACGCTACACGTCGCGTCAAACTCTTCGCCCATCACCTCGTGATACCAATCGTGGTACAGGCTCACCCGCGTGTGGGCGGACTCTTCGCCGGCCCTGCTGCGAGTGCGTGTGCCATCTGCGGTCTTCATCGTGAAGCTGTTGATGCCTGCGAGACGCTGGTGAACGAAGAGCGGCCCGCCCGAATCGCCAGGTGCGATGCACAGCGGCAGCGGCGATCCGCCACGCATGGCCGGCAACACGATCAGCCCATGCTCAAAGCGGACGATCTTGCCCGTGCCTGCCCGAAGGGCCCCGTCGCCGTGCGTGTGCCCCGTCGAGAGCCTGCCGGTCAACCCGTAGCCAGCAACGCTGACCGTGTCTCCTATCGCTTCCTCGCCGCTCGACAGGGGCGGGTATGACCGGAGTCCGAATGGTTCGGCAACCCGCACCAGGGCGATGTCGTGCCACCCGTAGTTGCCGTCTTGGTACTCGCGGTGGGCGAAGATCCGCTCCACCCGCCGGATGCCGTTGGCCGTGTGAACGATTGCCTTGGCGTAGCCCTCGACGACGTGGGCCGCCGTCAGGGCCCAGTGATCGGCGATCAGCACGCAGCTGCCGCAGGGCATCGTCCCGTCGGGCAGCGTGCCGATGATGCGGGCCGTGTACGGGGCGAAGTCTCGGCCGTACTCGAGGTAGCGGGCGTCGGGTATAGCGTCGTCGGTCGTGCCCGCGAAGGCCGACGACGCCCAGCACAAAAGGAAAATTCCCAGTGCCCGCATGCGTGCATGGTGGCACAGCGGGCAAGGAACCTTGCAGGGAGTGTGGCTACACGTCCAGCAGTTCCGCCGGGATCATGTTGCGGATCGCCTCGGCTAGCGTCCGCTGATCTGGCGTCGGCTCGCCGTGCTTCACAAGCGAACGCAGGTGCTGGTCGATGTCCCACAACGTTGAGATCGCCAGCGGCCCGAGGCGTGCGCGGTCGTATTCGCCCTGGTCGTCGGGCAATGCGAATTCGAGCGTGGCCTTCATTTGCAATCGTTAGCAGATGTGATGTTTTTCTTACAGCGTTACCGCTGCCACCTCACGGTGACGTAAGTCCCCGTGAAAGCCCCAGCCGCCAACGGCACGAGGTACAAGATGTTCGTCGAGTAGGTGACGATCCCGTAGGCCAGCAGCCCGTAGATCACCGCCGACAGCGCCGCAGCCAGCACCGGCCGCCGCTCGCCGACGGCGAGGATATAGGCCGCGTATAGAACGTCGACAGCGACGTAGGTGGCGAACACCAGCGCGGCGGTGAGAGGCGAAAAGTCGGTCATCGGTAGCGGATCACCGCGAACCACTGGCGACGCACCGGCGAGTAGGCCACGCCCTCCTCGACGATCGGCCGCTTCCCGTAGAAGCAGCACGCCCGCCTCGCGGCCTCCGGCGTCGGGCCGCAGCCGATGCCCTCGACCTGGCCTCCGTTGCGGCCACAGTGCCGCAAAATGCCCGTGCGGGCCATCTCGTCAGCGTCGGCCTGGGCCGAGCCGAACACGACCTTACGGGCGTAGATCGTCGTGTCGGCCGTGGCCGTGACAGCGACGCAGGACAACACGAGAGCGAGCAGGAACCTCATGGCGAATCCTCCGTGACTCGGCCGCGACGGGCGGCCGCATGTGAATCACGGTAGGTGGGGCGTCAAGTTGCCAGCCGTTCCAGCAGCCCCCGCAGCGTGGCGGCGCGCTTGTTCGCTACCGGCACGTTGTGCGGGCCGTCGATCTTGGAAAAAAACCTGACCGCCTCCCGCTCCTCGTCGGTGAGCGTGAACGGCGTCAGCGTGCAGTAGCGCGTCACGGTGCCGGTGACGTAGGGGCAGGGCTGCGACCGCAGCCGCTCGATCTCTCCGGCAGCCGCCTCCAACTGCAATCGCCAGTCCTCGCCTATCCGCTGCACGGCAGCCACGGCGTCGTCGCCGCCGTTGCGGATGCGGATGTCGAGTTCCTTCATGTATCCCATCGTCTCTCCTTTACGCCCACATAACCACGCGATGCAGCGGGCGGGGCCGATGATCGCTGGCGTTCTCTTACTGAATGGAAAAATGCCCCCGTCCCATCGTCGCCGAGCCGTTGTCGGGCTGCGTACGCCTGGAGGCTCCGAGCGGAAGGCCAAACGACTCGTAGGGCGCGAGCCGACCTGCCGCCGGGTATTCCATTTCGCGATTATTGCCCGTCACGCAATGTGCCCGAAATATGCTACCCTCTCGCCGATCGGCCGCTGTGCTTCGCCATCCGCCGATATACCGTCGGTATATCCAGAGTCGGCGGGCTACAGTCGCTCTCGCTCACCGAACCCATTTTCTCTGCGCGACGACGCGCGTCTCCATGACCTCGACCCCCTGGGGGGGGCCTTTTTCTCGCAGCTCGTGAATCCGCAGCTCCCGGATTCTCGACTGCACCCACGGCGACAGCTGCAGCGAGTCGCCGCTGGCTGCGTCCTCCTCTGGCGACGGTGCCTCGGGCTCGTCGTCTCGCTGCGATGCACGCCACGGCAGTTTGCCGGCCGCTTGCATGTTGCGAATGGTGGTCATGCCGACGCCAACCCTGCCGGCCAGTGACGACACGCTTTCGCCTGCCAGCCAGCCGGCATGTAGTGCGTCTACGTCGTACGTCTTCATGGAGTCAATCCTTTGCCAGCGGCATGATGACGCCCGTGTAGGGCCCGCACTTGAGCAGCACCCGGCTCTGCGGGTCGGTGGCGTACACGTCCACCTGCGGCTCCTCGTCACCGGGGATGTGGGCGAGGAACTGCGACACATATCGCGGGTCCAGCTTCGTCGCGCTGGTAGTCCCAGCAGCCACGATGTCGCACTTCACCCGGCTCTCGCCGTACTCGCTCGAACGGCCCGAGATCGAGACGGCATTGGCCGTCCACTCGAAATCGACGCCCTTCGACTGCTCGCTCGTGACGATGGCGGCCGACTGCACCGCCGACAGGAGCTCGGCCACGTTGCACACCGTGGGATCGCCAGCCACCTCGCCAAGCACGTCACGCCACCGGGGGAACTTTCCGTCGAGGAGCTTGGCCGTCACGGTCGCGCCGTCGAGGGTGAACCGCACGTCGCCGCGATTAGCCTCGACCTGGACGCTGCCGTCACCGTTGGCAAGCGAAGCCGCCACAAGAACAGCACGGGCCGGCACGATGGTCTGGCTGTCGTCCACCGCCTGGTCCGTCTCCGTCTCCACGCACGACAGACGCCGGCCGTCCGTCGCCACCCAGGTCGGATTGCCCGCCGTCACGTCGATCAGCACGCCACCCAATGCGAACCGACTCGACTCGCTGTCGCAGGCGTATGCCGTCGCATGCACGGCACGGCGAAACTGATCCGCCGGCAGCCGGCACACGGCCTTGAGCTCGCCCGTGGTGTCCGTGGGGAACTCCGCAGCGTCCTCGGTCGGCAGCGTCCACGAGCCCCGGCCCACCTTGACGACGATGGTCGCACCCTTCGGCGTGAGCGTCACCTCGTCACCGCTGGCGGCCCTAAGGATCGCCGAGAGCTTGATCGCCGGCAGCAGGATGGCGTCGCCGTGGTAGTCGATCTCCCGGTCGATCCGCACCTCGAGATCCGTTGCCGAAAGCAGCCCGTCGCCGAGGCGCACGTTCTGCAGCACGGGGCGCGGCGTCTTCGTCGGCACCGCACGGAGCACATCAACCAGAGCCGCCTTCAGCGTGTCCGCGTCCAGCGTGATACCGCCCGTCTTCGTCTTCGTTGCAGTCGCCATGTCGCGCTTCCTTTCGCCTGAGAGAACAACCAACCAGAATCCCGAGGGCGAACGTCGCCGCCAGGACAATTTCGCCGATTGCGACAAGCACTAGGTCGTGAATCGTCATGCCACGGCTCCTTCAAAAAGAGCCACGCTCGCCCGTGCGTCTTTGATACGCCGCTCGGCAAGGGCGATGTATTCTGGGTTGAGCTCGCAGCCGATGCCGCTTCGGCCAAGCTCTGCGGCCACGGCCAGCGTCGTGCCGCTGCCGGCGAATGGGTCGAGCACGGTGCCGGCCACGATGCCCGATGCGGCGCAGTCGCAGGCCGGAGCCCATCCAATCGTCCGGACCGACACGACCGGCCCCATGCGAATGTCTGGCGTGCTGTTTGTCTTGCTGGCAGCAAGGTCTTGCTTGCCTTCGATGGCGTTGCCGCTGCGACCCGATCCAGACTCAAACCGCTTTTGCTTGGCTGTGATTCGCTCGTAGCCTGCCCCACACATGGAGCAACACTGCTCGGGACAGCCCGCCTTGATGCACGGCTCCACAAGCGCGGCAGGCATCACCGCAAAGTGAGCGCCGCTGTACGGCTTCGTCGTGACGGTCCAGACGGATCGGCGGTTGCGCGTCGGGCCAACTGGCACGCGGCCGCTTCCAGGCTTTTCATTCCCACCAGTTGCCCCGCCAGTCCTAAATGAACGGGCCGCATTTTTTGGACCTGCAAAGTAGCCGGTCTGACCGGCGTACTTTGCCGCCTCGCTCACCGCTTCCGCGTCGTAGTAGTACCGCTCGCTCTTGGTGAGCAGGAAAACGTATTCGTGGGCCTTGGTGCAGCGGTCCCGCACGCTCTCGGGCATCGGGTTCGGCTTGTGCCAGATAATGTCCTGACGCAGCCACCAGCCGTCAGCCTGGAGG